CACCACCATTTGTTTTGGGAATTTACAGAGGATAAGACAAATTCTATCATGCAAAGTTTTGATTTTAATTCGATTAGTGTCTATATTTTTAACTGGAAGAAGGTGACTGATAACGTTGAACAATTGTATCCACTTATTCAATCCATTGTTCCAGATGTAACAATTATTAATAGCGATGAATCCTATGTTTTTCCAAGTGAGATGAGAACGATTCAGTTAGACGATAGTTATTATTATGGAAAACAGTACAACGTTGCAATTAAACATGTTTCCAAAGACAAGATTCTTTGCATTATTGTAGGCGATGTTTCACCCGATACTGATTTCAAACTTGCATTCATAAATACTTTAATTTCATTCAACTCCTATTCAGCAGGAGTTCACGCTCCAAACGAACTTCATACATCGTATACAACTCGGTATGAATGTGTAGGAGAGCAATTGTATCGAGTCGACAATACAGACTGCACATTTTGGTGTATTCATCCAAAGATTGTTAAGGTAATGCGTGATCTAGATTATACAATTTCAAATTTTGGTTGGGGAATCGATTGCATTACAATCCATCAATGTGAAAGTCAAGGATTACGAACACTTCGAGATTATGAAGTAGGTGTTCGACAGATTCGAAAGAGTACAGGGTATTCAGCAGACATTGCAATGATTCAATTGAATGCGTTGAAACAAAAATATTTTGAATGTTTGCCCGAACTCGGTAAAAGGGTTTAGATGACCGCCGATGGTAAGAGTATACCAGTGCGTTAAAGATGTCGTCCTCTTCTTCTGTTTCTAAATCAAACAAGATGCCTGCCGCCAAGAAGGATATTGCCCCAAAGACCGTTGTTGCTACCCCCGTTGCTGCCCCCGTGGTTGCTTCTACCCCTGCCCCTAAGGCCAAGGTTGCCAAGGAACCTAAGGAACCCAAGGCAAAGACTGCTAAGGCAGTTGTCCCCTCCAAGACTGAGGTTATCGTGCCAACGGTTGCTGAACCCACTGTTGTCCCAGTTGCAACTTCATCTGAGTCCTCCGATGTTCAACTCGCAGCACTTGCTGAGAAGCTCAAGGCGCTCAGCACTGAGTTGAGCACCAAGGTCCGTGATGCAGTTAAGGCAGTCCAGGAGGCAGCAAAGACTGCCAAGCGTGAGGCGCGAGACTCCAAGAAGAAGAAGCGCAAGGACCCCGCCACCATGACTCCTGAGGAGAAGGCAGCATGGGAGGCACGTCGCGCTAACAATGCATTTTTGGTCCAGCGACCATTGACCGATGAGTTGTGCCACTTCATGGGTCTCAAGTCAGGCGACACCCGATCCCAGACTCAGGTGACAAAGTTCATCAGCGAGTACGTCAAGACTCACTCATGCTTTGATCCATCGTTCAAGAGACGCATTCTCCCGAACGCAGCACTCGCCAAGCTCCTCCGAGTTGGTGACAAGGATGAGGTGACTTATCTCAACCTCCAGTCCTTCCTCAAGGTCCACTTCATCAAGACCCCGAAGGCGTAAATACTCTAAAGTACTTTACTAAACTATTGCAAATCAATTTGGAAACCCAAAATGATTTACACTTTTGAATCATTGTAAATGTATGCCCCACTTGTGGAACGAACTCTTTGATGAGATCTATTGTTTGAATTTAGCGTCTCGTCCAGATCGAATGGATGGAATGAATCGGAAATTCAAGTTTTTTGATTTGAATGTCCAGAGAGTCGATGCAATTCCTGGAAAGATTGTTCATGGATATTGGGATATAATCAATCAACAGCATGATTACCATACCAATGCAAATAACCTTGCATGTTCAATCAGTCATACATCCATTTGGAATCGTGCATTAGCGTCTGGACATAAGAAGGTTTTGATTCTTGAAGATGATGTGCGAATTCATCGTAACTCTGAACAGATGACTCGTGATTTCTTATCGGAAATTCCAAAGGATTGGGATTTGTTATATTTTGGATACATTCCATTGGTTGCAAATGATCATCGTAAATACGACACCACACATGATCTGAATGTATGGAGTTATCAAATTGTAGATGAGGTGAGAATGGGTCCGCATTCAGCCAAAGCAAGTCGTTTTTGGAATTGCTCTGGATATGCAATGAGTGAGCGTTTAATGAAACATATGGTTGATGTTTATGCAAGAACGTATCCAAAAGAACATGATCGATATTTAGTGGAAAATATTCAAACATCTCCTGAGTGGAAATCATATGCTGCTGCTCCTCAGATTGTTACAGGTGAAGATAGTCATTCAGATCTCATTGGAGGAATGTCAGATCATCACCATGAAAAATCCATTGATAGACGATTTGCAAATTATTACGATTATGTCTAGACAGAAGAGGTGATCCATTCATGAGGCATTTCTAAGTAGAGAATTGTACTAAAAAAGGGCGATAATCGTCCGTCCAATACGAGAGCACGTTGTTTTGTATTGTCTTTCAAAGTCTTAGTCAATCGAACTAAAATTTTGGTCTTATCCACAATAGGTTTGACCTTGATTTTACATGTAGTTTGATGCCATCCACAAAGAGTAGACTTCTTACAAGTGTCTTTTTCCATCTGTCCACACGGTGTACGAACCTTGTTCACAAACTGAACAGGTTCATCTACCGAAGTCCAATACGCTTGTGAATCTAACCATTGTTTAAGATCTTTATATAATGTCTCAGATGGAGTTGTGATGGATTTGCGTAATTCTTCATATTCATCGGTTTGAACATCTTTTGATAGTGAAAATAGTAGAAATTCAAAGACTTCAGATGAATAGGAGATTTCACTTGCAAGTTTCAAATCCGATGCATTGGGTTGTCCAGATACGAGTTCTTCTTCTGAATGACCCGTTCGTAGAGTGGATACTACCTCTTTTGCAGTATCAATCGTTTCAGAAGGTTCAGGACGAAAGATTGCACGGAACCCAGACTCAAGTAGAAATTCAGAACTGTTTCCATTGACCGACTGTAGTTCTTCTGTAACTTTAAATCCAGAATGAATCGTTGATTTCAAAAACTCAGAAAGTCTTGTACGAGTAGGCAATTCTGCATCTTGAATATCTGTATACCCTGACCGAACCGTCACACCTAATGGAAGATCCATATTAACTGGTTCAATAGGTAGTATAACTTCTTGTGGAACAAATACTGCTTGAACACGTTTGAATGGGTCTAATACAACTTGATACTGTGACATATTTTTTGCAACAAGTTCAGAAACTGCATTCTCAAACATAGGTTTTTCACTTGAACACGCTTGTACATGAAGTGATTGAAGGGTCTTTTTAGTTTCATCTGTAAACTTATTGATATCCACAGTGTAATCAAACTTAGATCCAACTTTTCCAGTTCTTCGTTTTACATTTCCAAGTACATCTGTATCCAATAATGCAATTGTTCGTGAACGGGCGCTTGTTTTATCAGACCAGAATCCACACATCATCGTATTTGTTTCAGTATTAATTCGCATTACACGACAATCTAGAATACGTGTTACATATTCAATTTCTTCAATCGTTTTGAGTTTCTTTTCAACGTATGCTCGATGGATTCCATTTGTAATTCGTTCTGTCTCTGTATCTCCTTCACCTAAGTCTTTCCATGTTCTAAAGAATGAACATTGAAGAATCTTTTCAGGCGCTTGTTCAGGTGTTGGAATGTTTCGTGAATCATTGAGTAGAACTGGAAGTGTTTCGCGAGGTAAACCAATTCCAATTCGAAACATATCGGACGCAGACCCTTCAATTCGATTTCCTGGAACATTCTTTGCATAGTCTGTTTTGATTTGGAGTCGTTTTGCAAGTTCATCCGATATATATCCAATTCTTAATCCTGGAATCACTCCAGAAGTCAATACATAGTAATCGTCCATCTTTGTTTTTGGAATAATCACTTCACTTCTAGATTCTGGTTTCTTATAGCAACATGGAACTCTCTTTTTATTAGCAGTCTTTGCAGAGGGTTCCTTCCATCCGGGAAATTTAGACGCCTGTTCTCGTTTTATGATAGTGTATTCACGTACATCTTCCTTTTCAGTCACACGGACTTTTCCATCACAGACTGGACAATGCTGTCCATCTTCTTTCATAATAAGTTGTGATTCGCTTAACGGAATTTCATCACGAATACACCAATATTGTGGACAGACTGCAATACCTCCATCCAATGTCAATTTTTCTCCAGGAGAAGATTCAGAATAATTATACTCATTCGGAATTCGTGATTGGTCTTCATCTGTAAGTACAACTACTTGTTTGAGTTTTTCACATTTCTTAGGATACTCTGAATCAAACATTTCAGGGTCAAACCTATGGACACGATTATTGAAGTAACTATGTGTGCCTATAGGTCCTGTGTTTTTGACCTTCACTTTTGAAGTTTGAGGTTGAGGTGGAGGTGGAGGAGTAGGTTGAGTCTCTGTCAATTCTGCAAGTTGTTGAACCAAAAATTCATCTAGGTCAAATTCGTTTTCAACTACGAGTGTAGTAGGTGCAATTCCTGCAGTTGCTTCAATCGTTTCCATCTCACGAGGACAGACTTCATCCACTTCAGCTTTATTGGAGGTCAATACATATCGAAGTAAACTTGCATATTGAATCACTCTCTCCAAATTGGAAACAAACTTCACAATGACTTCCTTAGATGAAAAAGTTACAACAGGATATCCACTCATTGCTTTTTCAAAATTAAAATACTCATCATTTTCAAGTTCTTGAACACGTTGTGTAAGAGCGCGCGCTTCATCAGGAGTGACATCTAATGCAGTTTGTAAATCTACTTCTCCGGATTGCAAGAGTGAGTACGCTCGTAAAAGTTGAACCGAAATATCAAATGTACGATCCGAACGAAGTAAACGAAAGGTATCATCTTGAAAACTAAACACATCACGTAAACATTTGAGACGACGAAGGTCAAATTCAGAAATCTCTTTTGCAAAGGAAGCAATCACTGATAAGTCATTCAATTCCCAACGAGATAATTCTAAATCTGAAGACACAATGAACGGTACAACTGCATCCATGGATTGAATCCACTTCAGTGCTGATTCCATCAACTCTTCCTTCGTCTCTTTTGAATCTTTCCCTCTCCAAACAGAGATCGTGACACTTTTATTCGTAATTGCAATACGATCAAATGAACCTCGATCTTTGCCACGATACAGCAATAATGTAGGAAGTCTTCGTTGAGGTTGAGTATTTGACATCCACGCTTTCCACAATGGAACATCTATGTATGGTTTTTTAGTCTTGGGATCCTCTACATAAAACTTATGACGCATCGTTTCAGATTTTGAAGTAAAATACGTAACGACTGGAGTTGTAGGAGACACTGTTAGACCGTAAAAGATTTGTTCAAATCGAGTTCGTGGTGCAGAAAACTTGGTGGAAATCAATGGAATATACCACTTTGCACGCAAGATAGACACATGACTAGGTTCTGGTGATTTAAGTTGAAAAAGTTTACGAAGTTGATCATCGGACGCCTTGATTGGAACACGAAGACTTTCAATTGTATTTGGAGTGGTAGATTGAAAGAAGGGAAAGTAAATTTGCTTCACTTGGTCCGATGTATCTGCTGATAATTCATCTGCTTTGATTGCATATCCTTCTTCAGGATGCACTGTTTCAAATAAGGATTGGCGATTTGGAAGAGGGCGAAACGCTTCAGGAAGAAACACATCCTTCGGAGGAGTTGGTACTATCATCGATTTATCGGCAGGAACTCCAAGAATTCGCCATTCCTTGAAAGAACTAGATGGATTAAACAGAGGAGCCACAGAAGGTTCAACGGATTCCCATTCTTCTCGTGTCACTCGTTGTGCAGTTACACCTGTTCCTGAACGAGTTTGGGTCGTGTAGATATCTAACGCTTCTTTTGTAATCACGTTCTTTCCATACGAGAGACGAAAAAAGAGTTCCATCCATCGTTTTGGATTTGAAGAGTAATAGGTTGCAGGTAGTTCGAGTTGGATTTGAATAAACAATCGGTCTGGATGTGTTCCCTTTAAAAGGGCTATACGTTGTCGAATAAGTTCAATTGTGTCATCTGGAAAGAAAGACAGAATTGTAGATGTCCCTTCAAGGGGTAACTCCATTATAGTGTGGGGCGGTTCTTTTTAGATAGGTGAGTCCGAAATAACCATCCCACAATAGGGCGTAGGTTTTTGTGCATAATTGACTGAAGAATAGATTCCAATCTTTACAGCGTCATGAAGAAGACGTCTAAAATTAGTCCAGAATTCTTGAGTATGCCCAATGGTTTCGGTCATTAAATGTGCCATTTCATGCAACATGACAAACATCACAGTATTTGAATCGATTAAAGGATAGGAAGGAGGTTTTGTTTTATCACGCAAACATACGACAATCTTCTGACCTTTATTTTCAGAATAGGATGTATCTGAGGAAGACATATCATTTTCGACAAAGCAATCGGGTTTGAATCTTGCTAAAAATCTTGCAACTGGTGGATCGGATGATAAACCCTTATCATTTGCATAATGGTCGCGTAACTGTATGAGTTTAGCGCAAATCTCTGCCATTCTTCGCACTGCTTCCTCTTTGTTGGGAAGGTTTTGGATTTCATAGGTCTTCCCATCCGGTCCAGTCATTGGACTCGTATTTCTAGGTCCGGCAAAGTAAGTCAATGCAACTGCAGTTGTAAGCGCTAGTGCAGCTGTAGGCAACATTATCTACTTATGAGAGTTTAAGCGGAAAGTCCTTCCAGTGAGCGACCAGACTTGAACGGGTCTGGGTCAATGGTTGTTTGCAAGAAGGGACCGACCTTGCTCTGAGGGTTAGGAACCTCAGAACGGATGTCATAGGTGGGGTTTCTATTGGTCTGAGCAATTCCAATCACGTTGATGTTGGAGTGGTATCCAGACTGAAGGAAGTTCTGTCCCTTCAAGTCCTCGCCGCTTGCAGGGTTGACAGCAGCCCATGAAGCGCCCATGCTTCCCTTAGGGAGGAGTTCAGCAGAATCCAAGGTTGTCTCTTGGTAGGTTTGCTGAGAGGCAGGGGTGCGTCCCTGAAGTCCCTCGGCAGATGCTGCATTGCCTCCTAGACTGTGAGGAAGTCCCATGGAAGGACCTGAGTTAGACATGGGTGCAGTGGGACCCGTGCCACCGAGCTCTTCTGCACGGTCAAGCAAAGTTCCCTTTCCACCACTGTAGGAAGTAAAAAGAGTATAAAGGACAACTACGCCAGCAAGAACCATACCCAGGCGAACAAGTTTAGGTTGCGTGAGCTTCATGATATGTTTATACTGACGGAAAGACAAATTTCACAATGACAAACTTCTTGAATCCTCTCATTCACGACATACTTGAAAAATTGAGGTCCCCTGAAATCCAATCGTCCCTTGAAACACAACTTCTACGACCTCTTATTACACGAATTTTACACGTTCTTTATCCCTATATCCTTGGCGTCATGCTTCTCTGGTTGATGATGTTTGTATGTCTTGCTCTCATCTTGTTGATTCTCATACGGGGTAGTTTGGGTGACATCCTCCTTCGGAAATAGTAACTCGACGAGTGCAGGTCTACGAAGTTCCCAAAATCCAACAATGCCTCTTTTCTTTGCCTCGTCACGAAGTTGATGAATCGTCATCTTTTCAACCTTCATTTCAATAGGCAATTCAGGGAGTGAAAGTAGGTGGACAAGTTCTTCTTTCGTTTTGACATAATACAGTTTGATACGTCGTGTCTTGGCGATCAATTTGAGATCGGATAAATACATAGATTGATAGTTGGTCTGCATGGTAACTGATATTCAATTTGTTGGACCCCAAAAATCCATTTTGGACGTCTCCGTTTTTTTCCAACCTCAAACACAAGTATGAAGCGAACCACTGCCCTCATCGCGTTTTTTATTGCTGCCCTCCTCGCAGGACTTTTTGTGAACTCAACTCTCCTCGCCTCCTCTCCTTCAATCAAGGAGAAGTTTATGCAACAGGAGAAGGGAATGCCTCTCGACACACAAGAGGTCGAAGGATATTCAGGATTGTCTCCTTTGCTCGGAAGTGAACCCAAACCTACCCCACTCCACCCCTATGACCAAACCGATGACGCTCAATTATATCAATTTGCAAACAACAAACAGAGTGCCGATTGCTGCCCATCTCCCTTTTCAGGTGACCTTGGATGCATTTGCTTGACTGCTGAGCAAAAGTCTTTGTTTGGATCTCGTGGTGGAAATCGTTCCGCTTAAACATTCTAATCCTTTAAACTCAAATGATAACTGATTTGGACATTGATTTGAGCGATGACGATATTAAATCGGTCGAACCTTGTTTAGTGGCTCTCTTTGCTACTGCAATTATTTCTGTACTTTACTTTGTACTTCAATCCAAGTTGGGTCCTGAGTTATAATCCGCTTACAAGTGTCCTTTACTAAATGTATAAATGGAGCACTTGAGGAATTTACTTAATCATTTCAAGGAAAAGATGCCGGAAACTAAGTTTCCAAGACCATCTGATGAACTGTTCGCTCACATCGAGAAGGAACTCCTTCCCCATTTGATGAAAATTGTCCAAAAAGACAATACACTTTTTACAGACACCGATACTGCTCCTCAACTCTTTCCTGATATTCAGGTCAAGTGGGACGGATCCGACGATTCCTGGCACAAACTTCGTATGGCATTATTGTATGCTGTTTTGAATGGAGACCCCAAAGAGAAGTTTGGAACCATCTTTGAACAACTCAAAGGAGCGTTACCTGGATCCCGTCAAGATGAAGTCATGAAGATTTTGGAAGATGAGGATACACAAAACTCTATTAAGGAGATGATAGATCTTGTGATGAATACTCGCCTTGCATCGTTGATTGGTGATTTAGTTCAGTCCATCAAGTTTGAGGACTTGGATATTAATCTGGAAGATCCAGATGAACTGATTCGTCTGATGCAAAATCCTCAAGACAGTGAGGCGCTTAAGGAGATTATGAGTCGCGCTCAAGAAGTTTTGAGAGATCGTATCGAAACTGGAAAAATCAATCAACAAGAACTTATTCGAGAGATTGAGATGCTTCGTGCAAAGATGACATCCACCTTTGGAAAGTATATGAATGAAATGGTCGTTGGACCACGCGATCAACCTCATACCGGAAATACATCACGTCAGATTCTTTCAAACTCTACAGAGGCGCGTCGCGCTCGTATGTTGGCACGCCTACAGAGGAAGCTCGGTGAAAAGTCTCGCAAGTGAAGATAAGAGATGAACGAACCGTTTTGGTATTCCGATCCAAGTATTTTGTTTAGTCAAGCGTCCTGGTTCAAATTTGTGCCTACTGCAGATATGCCTGTCTCCACAGCATTAAACTCAGTAGTCCGATTTTCAGTCTATTTATCACTCTTGTTGTTTGCATCCACACTGCGACCCATCTATCTATTAATCATTCCTCTTGTGATGATTGTGACCGTTGCATTAGATAGAGTCTTTCCTAATGCAAAAAAGATTGTTGAAGGATTTGGAAATGGACTTGTGGTTTCCGGATACACTGGAGACATGGAGACCCGTCCATCCGATGACAATCCATTTATGAATCCTCATTTGACAGATATTTTGGATAATCCTATGTTGCCTCCTGCTGCGGATGTAACTCGTAAGGATATTCGTGATGAAGTGAACGAAGCGTTTGCAAAGACGTCCAACATCTACATGGACACAGGGGATATCTTTCAAATGGTTCAGTCTCAACGTAATTTCCATACGGTGGTCACAGATGATCACGCTGGACTCTTAAAGTTTTTGGATAAAGGTAAGCGAACTGATAAACTACTCTCAGAAGGATATGTAGCTGCGAAGGGTACGGTGATGAGTCTTCCCACCACGCAATCGATTGATGTCCCTACGGGAACGGAAGCGACTACGTCTGCCACCCGATGATTTTTTAGGAACTTCAAGTTCATTCAAAATTTCATCACCTGAACTCTTCTGACCTGAAATCTCCTTGGTTCCATTAGGACCCTTGTATTTCATCGTTGGGAATCCTGTGGCTTCTTCCTCAGGTGTAGCGGACGCTTCAATTTCCGCAGTTGGAACTTTTGAGTTCTTCTTGGCCTCCTCCCATGCTGGTTTATTGGCTTCACAATGAGGACATCCATCCATAAAAAATAACACAAGAAGAGGTTGCTTTTTTAGAAGTTTCTTGGCTTCCTCTTTCTTGTCACCTCCACGCAGAATTGTTGTAGGCATTTATATATAGAAGTAGAAAATGACGTCATTGAATGAGTTGGATCAACAACCTTTGATTGGACCTAAGTTGTCAGCCACTGAGCAGTATAAACGCTATACCGAGAGTCTTGGTAAACTTTACACTCATACTGGGTTTCTTGAGTTTTCTCCACGCGATCAAGACACTCAATCCAAATATGACGCAATGCAACCTACTTGGGAAGGTGTTGAATCATCGGATAAAGCAATTGCAAAAGGACTCTACGCCTTAGACCACGCTTCGGATGACCGAAGTTCAAAATCCACAGTTCAGAGTAAACCTCCAATTCCAAAATCCACTCCTCCTCCAAAAGAATCGTCTTGGTTTTGTGTTGTCTCCTAATAATGGTGCCCTACTGGATTCTTGTGGCAATCGCACTTTTGTTTCTAGTTACATTTCGAGAGTCGTTCACAGATACTGAATTCACAAATGTAACACGTCCTAGTTTAGAAGAAGGATCATGGCGAAGTAAAATTGACGCTCACGCTCCACTCGGTGCAAGCGATGAAGACTATATTGCAGTACTTCAGTCATTCTACGACAAAGTCTATAACCCTTCACCCACTAAACCTACCATCAAAGACATTGAGGCGTTTCTTGCAGGACCGGAGGTTGTTGGAAAACCTATTGATACTGGAGCAATGCGTATGATTCTTGCGTCTGCCTTTCACATTGAATCAGGAATCACTGCTGCTGCAAAGGAAGAACAACAAGTAAAATTCAAACCTTCAGAAGCGCTAGAACCATCGGATGGAGTTGATCAAGTCTATTTCCGAACTGAAGAAGTCTATCGTCCATCGGATACACGAACCGGTTTACTTCCTGAAGGACAGTATGCTCCAGTTCCACAACAACTCAAACCTAGACGCCCAGGGGAACGAGATTACAATACAACTAGTTGGACTCCTCAATTATTCTATGACGTCTGTGTAGAGACTAACAAACCTGGATGTGAAGAAAACGTCTTGTAAGAATGTAATGAAGAAGTGGACTTTGATACTCATCTTGGCCGCCCTTGTTTTCCTTCTTTTTATGTGGTCTATCCGAGAACACTTTGATACTTATGAGGATGCGCTTGCAGATGTAGGACAGAGCACGGGATATACGGATTTAACAAAACCCAAATGTCCATCTGGATACGTATATCATAGTGAAAGTGAAAAATGTAAATCGCCATCAGGTGAAGTTGCACCCAATGCATGTGCTCAAGAGATTTCAACCAAATCATGGGATGAAGTGTCAGAAGAATGCAAGAAGAAAGCAGTTGAGGGACCTTCAGGTGGAACCACAGGTGGTTCTTCTTTGATTCCTCAACCCAATTCAGGAGGATCGAGTCTTCCAATGGGAGTCCGTAAGGGAAATATTTTTGGACCTGCATACACTGGAGTAGGAGACAATTCAGGTTATGGATTAGGAAGTGGAATTCGCGAGTATCCTACCTTGCTTGGACCTCAACCTAAAGAATCCACTATGGTTGAAGGTGCTGGAATTTCAAAACCATCGATTCATACACAACTTTCTAAACCCGGCGCATTACCTTCTGCAGGGTCAACCGGATCATCTGAAGAGAGTAAGTTCTTTGGAGCGTCACGATTGCCTGCAAGTAGTCCAGGAGCAACATCCACAAGTCCAGGGGATCAAGACATGTATCCAGGATTTTTCGGAGGTGCCGGTTCAACCGCATATACCGCAAGTTCTGGGTCGTCTAAAACGGATCCAGCACCGTTCTTATCTGACTTCTCAGCGTTCCTCAAGTAATCTATGGAGTCTACACAATTAATAATGAAATCATTCGGACTTCGCAACCAACGTGGTTCATGTTGGGTGAATGCGGCACTACAGTCCATCTATCGTATCCCTGATTTGCAACAACGTTTTCATGATAAGAAACACGACGTAACCAACCCCGTAGAAATCTGTCTCTATCAAATCTGGTCCTCCGGAGGTGAAGACGGACTCAAGGACTTCTACGCGTGTGTCAACACTACACTTATGCCTGCTGGAGAAGGAATTGGAGATTCACATGAACTCTTGGAGTTTGTATGTGATAAGGTTCCCTTTCTAGACAAGTTATTCCGATTTAAAGTTGCTCATACCATTACATGCAGTCACTGTGGTACAAAGGAAATCCGTCGCGATTCGATGGTTGAATTTCCAATTGTACCTTCGCGTTCTAAACAATCTGCCTCCGAAGCAATCGCAAATGCATGCCGACCTGACACGATTTCAGACTGGAAGTGTGAAAAGTGTTCAGAATTAGGATGCACAAAACAGTTTCTTATGGGAACCTTTCCACAAGTATTGACCTTTCACGTAACCTCATTGGATAGCACTGTCACCTATTCAAGTGTTCTCACAATGAATGGAATGAATTACGCGCTCTTTGCAGTCATTTGTTTTGATGGAGGACACTGGTGGACCTACGGACGTGATTTACCACCAGGTAAGGAATGGGTTTGTTATAACGATATGCATGTAAAGAGTCATGGACCTCAACAATTTCCTCTTCACGACAATATGCGTCTGCTCATGTATTATCGCCTCCCATAGATAATAAGACATGGCATCTTTAGAAGTCATATTCGCAATTACTGCGGGTGTTGTAGGAATCCTGACCTTAGTTGTTCTTTTTTCAACTGGATCCATTGTTGCCGTCTTGGCATTATGGTTAGTCGTCCTGCTCATCCTCTTGGTTCTCTGGTATTATGGATTCATTGAAGTGGATAAACTTACAAGTATGTTTACTCCAAAACCTAAAGAAACAACACCTGAACCCAAACCTGCTCAACCCAAGACAACTCCGTCTGGACCCAATGTAGGAAGTGAAGTGTTTCACATTGACGATTCACAATTCACCTATGCAGACGCCCCTGCAGTCTGTGCAGCCTATGGCGCTGAACTTGCCACACTTGAACAGATTATTGAGGCGTATAACAGTGGCGCTGAATGGTGTGGATACGGTTGGTCCGCAGGTGGATTTGCACTCTATCCTACTCAAAAGAAAACATGGGAAGCGCTTCAAGCAGAACCCGATACAGTCAAGCGCACAGGGTGTGGTCGTCCAGGAGTGAACGGCGGATACTTTGATCCAAATACTAAATTTGGTGTCAATTGCTTTGGATTCAAACCTAAAGGTAAAGCAGAACTTCCATTGCCACCACCAGGCACTGACAACGCTTCTTTCAAGAGGGCAGTTGCAAAGTTCCGTTCTATGCTTGGAACCTTAAACTTGACACCCTTTTCACGAAACGAATGGTCTGGGTATGATTCAACCCTTGCAGGAAAGACAGCTAATTATGGCGCTCAATTCACACAATCTGCAAAGGGGTTGGTGGATACCAAGGAAAACTTTGAGACAGGTGATCCAAGTGTTGCAGAAGCGCCAACTACGAATTCTTCTTATTCAGCAGCGCCCTATGGTCTTCGTGGAGATCAAGGACCTCCAGGACCTCCAGGACCTAAGGGTGAAGCTAGTAAAATTCCTGGACCTCCTGGACCTGCCGGACCTGCTGGACCTCTTGGACCTCCTGGAACACCTGGACCTGCTGGAGCCATTGGAGGTGTCGGTCCAATTGGACCCATAGGTCTTCAAGGTATTCAAGGAATCAAGGGAGATAAGGGAGACAAAGGTGATAAAGGTGATCGAGGTCTCCAGGGAGTTCCTGGAACGGCTGGATCGACAGTAGGTGTTGTGGGTCCTAAGGGTGATAAAGGTGATCTTGGACCTGCAGGACCCAAAGGTGATCAAGGTATTCAAGGAGTCAAGGGAATTCAAGGAGATCGAGGTGCCGTTGGACCTGGAGGACCTGCTGGACCCGGTGGACCCGGTGGACCTCAGGGACCCCAAGGACCTCCTGGTGTGATTCCTAGAAACTTGAATGTAGACAGTCTAAACATTGGAGGTTGGCGCATTTATCCTGCAAATGATGGTGGTAACCCTAATTTGAAGTTTAATTATGGAGACCGAGGACCAGCTCCAGTCTCAATGTGGGCTATCAATAATGGAAAGTCTATATTACGAACTACCAATGTATGGAATGGATATCATGATATCAATCCTTAATCCGGTCCTAACAATGGATACTTTCCTGCAACTCGAATAAGTTTTGGGATTTTTCCAACTCCACGATCATACGACAGATCACTAGGTTTTTCACCTACAAAACACAAATAGGGCATTCCAGGAACATGTTTAGGAAGATTTGTAGGACAACGACTATAACACATTCCCTCAGCTAGATCCGGTTTGTCTCCTCCTTGAGGACCTGGGCATTTTCCTCCTCCATCCAATCGTCCCTTGAGACGACCTCCGCTAAAGGGTTTACAACTGGTTTTACAAAAACCACCTGCACTCCAATCCCAATTTCCGTCACATTGTGTTGTACATCCACCTGTCAGTGGTTCACGACAAATCAATCCTTCTGTGAACCACCCATCTGGACAATCTTCAAGACCTACTACAGTTCCAATTCCAATGTTTATTGTGTCTGCCCAACAGACAGGTCCTACACCGTGATATCCTGCACGACATTTTTCATAACATAATCCAGCATCAAGTTCATGACCAGGTTTACATGTGTTTTCACCTAGAAGTGAGACGTTTACAATTTCCTGTCCATACACTCCAAATCGTTCACGAGAAAAATACAAAAAAATCCATAGAATGGCAATCACCCCGAAGAGGACTTCATACATTATTTTGAGTTCATATTTTATAATGGATCCTCGCCTTCCTGTAATTGTCCCTACTCCAAAATTTAATCGCGAATCAATGAAGACTGCGACACCCGTCTCCGTTGAAAAATCAGGCAAAGAGAGTAACTATGCATTCCAATGGTTACTCTATAAGCCCCAGTCGCATGCGGTGGTACCGTTTCCTACAAATGAACAATCACGGCTTGAAAATACGAAACGAAGTTGATCTTTATTCTCCAACATTGACTAACCAATTGCTTACATCACGAATATTCTCATCGGTAGTTTCACGTCCATCCATGTGTTCTACAAAGAGTTTAGCAAGTCGATAACGAATTGCACTAGGTGTTCGATCTAATCGTCTTGCCATTTCTTCAGTTGTGTAGTCTTCAAGACGGCACATGCGAATTAAGTTACGAGTCTCAGTCATTGTCCATCGTTCATGATCACGGAGTGCAGGCATTGTATATGAGTTAGTTGTCGTTACTAAACTTAATTCCATTTTGTGCTCGGAAACAAACTTTATCTTCGTAGTATCTTTACAAATGGAAGTCGCAATGCTACTTGGACTCGCCGCACTCGGTTATACCTTGGCAACTCAACCCATTGAAAAAGGTTCAGTTCAATCCCAACGCAAGATTCTTCCTACTGAAACGTTTGTCAACCCAAGTGAATCCGCTACGGATACTGTGACTGTTCTTCAGGCGCCAACGGGTCATGGAAATATGGTTCCGTTCTTTGGAGCATCCCAAACACAGTCTATGTATTCAGGTGCAACCGATGGAATTCTAGATTTGTATACGGGTGCAGGAAAACAGACCTTCCATCGCAAAGAGGAAGCGCCCGCCTTTTTCAAACCTGAAGTAGGTACAGGTCGTCCTTGGAAAACACCTGTTGAAACTGAGTGGGAACAAGAGCGTCAAGTTACCAGTCTTTCAATGAAGAATGTGTTTCCAATCAATCAAGTTCAGGTCGGTCCAGGTGTCAACGATGGATACACCAACCTTCCATCCGGTGGATACAATCAAGATTCTATGCGAGAGTATGCAATCCCCAAGACAACCGACGAACTTCGTGTTGCCAACAAACCCAAGGTGACCTACACTGCTGACCCTACTCCAGGTAAGCATTACATCACTGAAATGGGTTTGCAAGCGCCTGTCAAGAAGAACCGACCTGACCGATTCCAGGTTCTCACAGGTGAAGACGGAACTCTGGATCACGTCAACACAACCATGGGTCAACAAGTTGCCGCATCCCTTTACCCAGAGCAGTTGATGAAACTTCAAAATCGTGAGTCCATGACTGCAACACAAGCAAACCCCGCAAGTGCTGCTGCTGCGGGTGGATTGTCCTACATTCGCGCATTCACAGAACCGTTTCAAGAATTCATGAAGTTAACGGTTGAAGGACGTGCTCCTCCTGCTGGACCTGTAGGCGGTATGGCAATCCAAGCGGGACCTCAATCGTATAATGTCCAAACTCACCGCGATGAATCACTCCACAATAACACTCGTGGATTTGAAGCGCCATTGATGACCTTTGGAGGTCAAGCGCCATCGGCAGCACAGATGGGTTCTCAACGATATGTTGAACCACTCAAGCAAGATGTCTACACAAACCGAAATGAACAACCCGGTTTATTAGACGCTTTTAACAGCAATCCATATACAAAGAGTCTACAGTCTGTAGCATAATGGATGTTGACCTATTACGATATTCCGACGCATTGCAAGTAGTCTGTACTAAAAACTTTACACGCCGCCAACTTCATGATCTAGAACGATATGTGTTTACCTATCCTTCTAAAATTCAAGTCTGTTCATGTGTTAAGAATCCATGGGTCAAACATACCTTGTCGTTTCTTAACGTACAATGGATTCCCCCTACAAAACAATGCTCGTCGACTCCTTTGATATGAGTCGTATTGAGAGTACACTACTCGAACGAAAAAAAGATCTACTCCAAGCAACTTCATGGATGTTTAATATCCTCTTGCTTGGGTTTGTCATTGTGTGTTTTGGACTGTTCCTTTACACACAATATCATACAACTGCTGAGACCGCAAATGAAGTCAAACGCATTCCCTTTGAACCCATTCCTTGGTTATCCGCTACACGAAATGTTCGCATGGAAGAATATGGACGACAGATACAGCCTTTTAATGAAGCTCAAGATGGAAATGGTGTACCGGGATCTGCAACCGGAAACCGCTTCACAACAGTTTATGGAGATTACACAGCCCGTGCTACCCGTGACTGAAGTCAAGGAATCTTCCAAGGAATCTTCCAAGGAAAAACCCAAACCCAAGAAAAAGGTAATTAAAGCGGCTCCGCCTAAATCTACCAAGTAGTAAGTAATGAGCTTTCCAACCATTGTGGTAAGTCCTTCCAATGTTCCAAGTACCATTCAAATTGCAACTCCTTTTTCATATACATTCTCAAACTCTGGAGTTGTACCTGGTGGTCTTGGTTTACCTTCAACCTTTCCACTCTTAAATGTTTCAAGTGTGACCAGTACTGAAATTCTTCCGTTTATTTCTGGAAATGGAACTACTCAATTAACATTTTCAACGCCAAATGGATTTCAAGGTATTCCAAGTTCTAACTTAACCCTTTTTGTATATCAAACAATTCCAGGATTTGAAATTAATGAAACACCTAGTTCAAATACGATTACCGTAACACCTATTACTCTTACTACAACTCCGATACTTGGAAGTACTTTAACTCTCTATACCTATCAACCCTTTTCATATACCTATTCGATTCCGAGTGACGCAGTGAACGTATTGCTTCAATATGACTCAAATGTGACGTCTTCAAATCTAGTTCCGTATATTTCGTTTGATACATTTGCATCTACACTAGGTCTAACAGTTCCTGGAACGACTACACTTGAATTTGATGCATTGTTGAGCAATGTAAGTATTGGAAGTAATCGAACCACAATCACAACACTTGCACCGGTAGTTACCGCTACACCTTCAATTCCAACAGGAAGTCTGAATCTCTTCAAATATGAACCTTTCACGTATGTGTTTACGTTGAATCCTGAAAGTGTAGGACTCACACTTCAATTCAGTCGTTCATCCTCTCAAATTACACCCTATTGTTCCTTATCCACTGATAAGTTAACGTTGACCTATTCAGGTACGTATTTAGCTACCTCATCGAGTGTTGTCAATTTATTCATAGATGTCATGTATGGAACCACACTTATTAACACTACAACCATTCGTATTTCAATTGGAAGAGGAAGATTCTTTCCACCTGCTTCAAATACACTGTATGATCTTTTTCAAAATGAATCGTTGATTACAACGTTTGGATCCAATCCAGTGTTTTCAACTGTTGCAGAAATCAATAGTATTGTAACGATTCCATCCTTACCCAATGGAATTTCATTTGGAAGCAATGATTCCAATACATGGATTTTACAAGGTACTCCTACACTTCCAGTCGCACAAACTACCTATACAGTGTTTGGAAGTAACAGTTCAAATGGAAACATTGTATCGACTCCTATTTTAATCAAAGTTAATTCTCAACAAGTGATTGTAACACCTTCATCCATTTCATTGTCTAATTTAATAGTTGATACTCCTATTACTCCAGTTCAATTTGTAGCGCGTCAACCTACTGCACCCATTCTTTCATTTCAATATACATGGACATCACTTCCAGATGGAATTGTCTTTCAAGATCTGAGTGGTTCAAATATTCCACAAGGATACGGATCGAATACAATTCAATTAACGGGATCTCCAACGTTAACAGCAGCAAAATTACTTGCGAGTAATGGACTTAGATCGTATTCAACTCGTTTAACTGCAACTCAAATTCAAACCAATGGAACACGATTAACAGGAAGTTCGTTAATTACGTTTTCATTTGGAGAAACAGTTTTATTTACAGATCCTGTAATTCCATCCTTATATGCAACTGAACCCATCAATGATAAGAATGTCTTTTTCTCTGCTGCTACATTTTTCAATGGAACCAATGCATTTAATATTCAATCCATTACTGCAGCATCTTTACCACCAGGTCTTTCATTATCCGCAATGTCATTATCGAATCGTATACAGTTAATCGGAACTCCAACAACCGTGGGAACTGCAGACTATAGTTTTACAGCAACTAATTCTAACAGTGTCTCTCGAACTCAATCCTTTACCATTCCAATTCTTCCAGACATTGTTTCATTTGGATCAGACACTCCAATTGAAAATACAACCTATTCTTACATTGTCTCCAAACCCATTACCGCTATTCTTTTTTCAGCAACTTCATCTGCAAACAAAACTCCTCTAACATGGACTTTGTCTTTACCTGAAGCATATGGACTTGTATTGAGTTCAACAACAGGTAGTTCAGTGTATCTGATCGGAACTCCTACACTTCCATTAGTTCAAACTTCAGTGACACTCACCGTAACCGATACACTTGGAGTTAGAGCTACTCGCACAATTTTAATCACCATTGAAAATGACGTATTTACTTGGCCCAGTTATAGTCCTACCTATGGACAGAATAAACCTATTGAACCCTTTTCATTTGATATCACAACTGCAAGTGGACGTTTAATTCAATCGTACTCTGTAACTGGATTACCCTTTGGTCTTTCTCTCAGTCCTACAGGTGTTTTATCAGGAACTCTCTTATCTGGATCAGGAAAGGTTCTCTCGTTATCTTGTAGTGGAACTCAAATTACCTTTGTTTTGTCTTCAACATTAGGATATAATATAGGTCAAACGATTACCATTACCCAATGTCCATCTCAAACTATATTAGGTATTATTTATGTAATCGCAGGTGATTATGTCATCACCAATCTTACTTCAACTACCCTTGTATGTTCTTCAACACTTCCATCTTCGATTGCAACTTCCACTGCAACCATTACTTTAAAAAGTGGTGTTCTTACTCTCTCTGCATTTACTGGTTATGTTTCTCCACCTACCTACATTCAACCCTATACGTATAGTATTATTCCAGATAACGTATTAACTCTTATCAATTCAGCTACTACTTTGGTTCCTCTTACAGACACAGATGGTGTTCTTACGTTTTCAATTTCAAATGTATTCAGCGCTATTTCTTACAGTGGACTTACGGCAACCAATACAATCTATCCAGAGTCAATTGAACCGAATGAATTAAATCCTATTATCACACTTGTGAATAATGTATTCAGTGGAAGACTTCGACAACTTCCAGATGATGATCCTTCATTTACGTTCAATGTAACCGGTATATCCGGAAACGTTGAAAGTGATGTGAGTGCATTGTTGTCAATTCCAAATCGAACGACTGCAATCTTGACTCTTCGTAGAACTCCAGGTTTCAATTTCTTTCGAGACCCTCCTTCCAATTTATACACCTTATTTCAGTACTGTCCTATTAATGATATTCCAATCTCAATTGCAGAAGAGGAAGCAGGATATGATTTTACATATTACTATTCCATTGCTTCCAACCTTCCACTCGGAATGGTGTTTACTGCAGAACCTACAGGTCGAAGCGCTTCTATCACTGGAATTCCAGTCACATACAGTGACCGCCCAGTTTCAATTACAGTCTTTGCAGCAAATGGACCCAACGTTATTTCGAATGTAATTAGTTTTAGAATTTTGACACCTAATTTTATCAATCCTCAAGTTGGAGCAGGAGCGTATACTGCACTTCTCAAATCCGATGTTGAAGGTAACGCAGCACAAAATGCACGAGATAATCGAGTCTTCCCAACATCCGATCCACTTGCAGGTCCATTAATGGCTCCACGAGCGCCAGATGTCATCACTCAATCCAATTGCTTTTTAGGATTATGTAAAAAACCATGCCCTACCTGTCGAACCATGATGTGATACAGCGATGTAACACAGTGATGTAACACAGCGATGTGAACTTAAAAATGATTAGTCCACCCCCTTGTTTACTCCACTGTTTACTCTACAGGCATCTTCATGTCTGCAAAGTACGCCAGTCCCACTTTCCCAACCTTCTTGTCAATCTCTGAACCATCCTCCTGTTTCTCTGGTTCATACACATCTCCATTGTTGACATCCACCCAATACGTCTTTCCCTTGAAGTCCACCTCCGTACAGTCAGCGTCCTTCACTTCAGGCGCCTTTGGAGCAAAGAACGCCTTCATGTGCTCCTCCATCTTCTTGCTATTGAAGTCCTTGTTGTCCATCGCGTTCATGAAGGCAATGAACTTGACCTTGGTGTCAATTGCGAAATGAACGTTGCCATCTGCTGCAGTCTTCTTGAGCAACTTGTCCTGTGTAGGATTGAGTTTCTCAAGGTTGCCTACGAACTTGGCTTTGGGTTCCTTGACCTTGACCTCCTTGACCTTTGGCGCCTCAGGAACTGGAGCAGCAACTGGTTCAGGAACTGTCGCAACTGGCGCAGGAACTGGCGCAAGTGCTTCAGGCGCCTTGACCTTGGACGCCTTTGGCGCCTTGGTTGCTTTAGCAGCATCCTTGGCCGCCTTCTCAGCTGCCTTCTCTTCCTTGGTCTTGACCTCCTTGACCTTGACCTCCTTGACCTCTGGCGCAACTGCTACAGGTTCAGCAGGCGCTATTGGGACAGTCACTGTTTGAATCGCAGGTGTTCTGCGGATCTTGAGCGTGTCCTCGTTCTCCCAGACTAGAACTCCGTCTTCTGGGTACAGTTGGTCCACAAGCAACCTTGTAAGTTGTTGGACGCTGAGATTCTTGATTCCTTCATTCTCGTCGATATTTGTTAGTGCGCGATAGAAACTGTTGATGATAATGGATGACATTCTTGCTTTGGTTACCTACTACCAGTCTGTCTGAACAAGCCAATTCCATTTTGGACGATTCTCCGATTCTCCGATTCCCAAAATGGATTTGAAATCGAGTATAAAGTATAAGTAGGATCAAAATGCCACGCAATACTCAAGGAGGTTCAGGACACAAGTCTCAAAAGAATTCAGAAGGAAACAAAGCGCGAAATAATCGTCTCAAAGGAGATGCACTCATTGAAGACCTCATGGATGAAGTCTCTACTGAAGGCATCGTAGTAGGTAAGGTGACTCGCCGTTTAGGATGTGGTCGTATGGAAGTCGCATATTTTAGCGACAAAGGAGAAGCGTTCCTACTTCAAGCGCCACTACGAGGTGGAATGCGTGGAAAAGGAAAGAAATCGGTTTGGGTAGACATTGGTAGTCTAGTGATGGTTGCAGATACCGAACTAAGTGGAAAAACACATGAAATTATTGCAGTCATGTCGCAAGAGCAAGTGGTTAGGTATCGCAAGGCAAAACCGGATGCAGACGCTCGACTCTTCATCAAGGATGCAACCGTGGAAGACGACAAGAAAGACGAGGTTCTCTTCGAAGAGGACGAAGACGTTAATATTGATAACATCTAATCGCAAAACAAGACAATGAAGTTTGGAATTACAGGTCTGTTTGCTACATTCTTTTTAACGTTCCTATTCTACACATCCTATCAACATTCCAAACTTCCTGTATTGGATCAAGTTCCAAATGTGCCTGGATTTTTAGTTCCCATTTCAACTGGAAAAGAACGAGTGACATCCGGTGGAAATCGTGATGCATCCATGCATACTCAATACGTGCGTCGTAAAGCAACCGTCGATGGATTCTGGGCGTCTGGTGGATTCATGAAAGAAACCACTCATACCACTGGATTCACAACGGGAGTCGTAGAAGTCTACAATTTATCCGATGTCTGTATTCGCAATTACCAAAGAGTAGCGGTAGTATGTGCCGCAGTGTTGGACGGTGGAGATGCGATGGCCGAATACTGCCAAGTGTGGGATGGTGGAGAGTCTGGATTGGTTGCGGATGGTGGAAATGCGGATACAGAATTTTGTTAAGAATAGACAATGTCATCACAATGTATAAAAAACACTTGCGGAACAACACAAATTAAATTTCAACTAAGACGTGATACTTTGGCTCGTTGGACAGAACTTGGAGCAACCTTAATTCTTGCAAATGGAGAACCCAGTGTAGTCACCGATACAGGTCAAATGAAAATTGGAGATGGTGTCACAGTTTGGAGTGGATTACCTTATGTAGGTGTAGGTTCTGGAGTAATGGATGCATTTGATGGTGGACTTCCTTCTAGTACTTATGGAGATTTACCAGGGATCATTGATGCGGGCGGTGTAGTGTAATGAAACGTTGGTGTAGAATAATAGATGCCGATCCACATTCAATTGAGGAGAGGAACTCGTGCTGAATGGATTTCTGCAAATCCAGTACTCTATTACGGTGAAGTTGGTCTTGAAACCGATACATTTCATTTCAAAGTAGGAAATGCTGCTGGAGATGTATGGACTGCGTTGCCGTATGGAGGAATGATGGGACCTACAGGAACTCAGGGAACTCAGGGAACCCAAGGCACTCAAGGAACTCAAGGAAACACAGGACCTTTTTCGAATGGAACCAATGTTGCAGCTAGTTATGGAAATTCACAATCGGTCAATCTTCCAAATGGATCTGTAACGCTTTTTTCATATGATACAACCTATTATCAACAAGGAACTTCTCGATCTGGTTCTAGGATCTATGTGAACGAACCAGGTGTTTACGAAATCATTACATCCATTCAACTTAAAAACACAAACGCTACACCTACGAATGCATACACGTGGATTCGAAAGAATGGAACCGATGTTGCAGATACCAATGGTGGATTGTTGGTACCTCCTAGTGTTTCAACGGCATCCTTGATTGCAGTTCCGTATATGCTTTCATTAAACGCAGGCGATTACATTGAAGTTGCTGCAACCACTGGATCTGCTAACGTATCTGCAGTTGCATTTAATCAAAATGATATTAATCCATCTCCTGCAGGTCCTTCGATTGCGATTAACATTAAAAAGATAGCGGTGGATATTGGAGTTACAGGACCTACAGGAACTCAAGGTACTCAAGGTACTCAAGGGACTCAAGGAACACAGGGTATAGATGGGTCTGCAGTAAATACAGGTGCAACGGGAACTCAGGGAACTCAAGGCACTCAGGGAACCCAAGGGACTCAAGGAACTCAAGGCACTCAGGGAACTCAGGGAACTCAGGGAACTCAGGGAACTCAAGGAACTCAGGGTACTCAGGGAACTCAGGGGACTCAAGGTACTCAAGGTACTCAAGGGACTCAGGGTACTCAAGGGACTCAAGGTACTCAGGGAACTCAAGGGACACAAGGTACTCAAGGAACCCAAGGAACCCAAGGAACTCAAGGCACTCAAGGCACTCAGGGAACCCAAGGGACTCAGGGAACCCAAGGAACTCAGGGCACACAGGGAACTCAGGGCACACAAGGGACTCAAGGCACCCAAGGAACCCAAGGAACTCAAGGAACCCAAGGAACTCAAGGGACTCAAGGGACCCAAGGAACTCAAGGTACACAAGGAACTCAAGGCACTCAAGGAACTCAAGGAACTCAAGGTACTCAAGGCACTCAAGGCACTCAAGGTCATACAGGAACTACAGGACCTTCTGGACCCGTTGGACAAGGATTTGCAACCTTAGTTCCAACCAATGAATACGTTCTAGGTACTGGTGAAATTGGATATCAATATTCGGGACAATTTTATGCGATTCCTACTGCACAACTAGGTAACGTAGCAAGAGTTGATTCGTATTATGGTAACGATTCAACTGGATATGTAGGTGGTCTTCCATTCTTGACCATTCAAGGAGCCATTAACGCAATTACAACAGGATCCTTATCAGGTGTATTGATTTGGGTTCTTCCAGGAACCTACAACCTTTCACCCACTGGAACCAATTCAACGATTACAGATTCACAAGGCGCAACGAGTTATCCGTTGATTGTGTTACCGAATAACACTGCCATTCGTGGAATGTCGGTTCAAACAACCACCATTCAATGTTTGTCGCCCACTCAAAATACGATTTTAATGACTGTTGGAGTTCAATGTCGTATTGAAGATTTAACGTTGAATTTAGGATCGGCATCGTATGCTGGAACCTACAACTTAGTTGGATTGTATTTGAATGGATCTACGACTGCACAAACTAAATTGAGAACCTGTGTTCTTAGCGTCAATAACTCTGCAGTTGCGTATACGGCATCCACCAATGTCTACGGAGCACAATGTGATGGAACTTCAGGTGCTTTGACTGCAGGAAGTTTTGCTTTTAACGTCTTCAAAGGGTCTACCATTAACGTGTATTCCAACGGTGGTGGAAACAAACGTGGTATTATTGTGACCAATGTAAATACTGCTTCTACACGTGATTTGAATGTATACGTAGCAAGACCTACCACTGCAACGGGTTCAACGGGAACCTACGTCTGTGTTGAAACCAAAGATACAAATAATTTAGGAAGTATTCAGTTACGCGCTACAACTGTTGGAACTCAACAACCTGGAGGAGGACATACCTATACTGCCTCTGACATTCTTCAAACAAATCCTACAACCATTGCGGATCCATCCTATCTTGCTTCTCCAGGTATTCAGTTAGGTCCAAGTGTAGATTTGGTGACCAAAACAGCAGGTGGAAAGGGGTTTTCTTCCTATACGTATCCGACAACACTCTTCTATGGTGCTTTGGGAACGTTGAGAAGTAGTGGTATTGGAGTTACAGGTGGATATTTATGGCCAGGAACTCTTACATCACAATCTGCTCAAGGTCAATTTACTCAATATCCGGATACAACCACTCCGCCCCCACGATACCGTGCTCAACAACCCTTGATTTTATCTGGAATGATGGTGAATGTTGTAACTGCTCCAGGGGGAACACCGACTGCATCCACTACAACGATTACAGTTCGCAAAACTCCAGTAGGCGGAACCATTGCAGATACAGTCTATACGTTAACCCTTTCCGGAACAACAACTACCTTAAGTAAATATGATGCATCGGTGAATTTCGCAACAGGTGATTTCTTGCATGTCTTTATATCCTATACAGACGGGTCGCAAAATAACGCTACACACGATTTGACTGTTCAGTTAGATTGTTTCTGATTTCTTTAAGATGAATAAGTAATGGCAACCTTTGAATACGTCAAGGTTGGCGATGGAGTCACTCAATGGTCTGCTTTACCCTACGTTGCTGGTTTCCCAGGTCCTCAGGGAACCATTGGACCTACAGGACTTCAAGGATCACCCGGAGTTTCTGGAGGTTTAACACTTCAATTGGATTTTACACCTTCTGCAACGTATTCGAGTTCACCGTTAGTTGGGTCATTGATTACAACGTTCGATAATAGCAGTCAAACTACGATTACAGTTCCAGCAGCCACTTCGTATGCTGTGATTGGAACGTTCTTGATTCCGGAATACTTACTCCCTGGAAACATTGCCGTGGGTGGATTTTGGGATCTCAACTTGTATGCTTTGGTTGCCAATGCATCATTACCTGGTAAGTATTACTTTGATGTCTACAATAACAGCACTCTTATTGCATCAGGATCGTCTATCGACGCCACAAACGTTGATTCAACAACGTATGAAGTTTATACAAACACTTTGTATGTTCCTGCATGCACCTACACAAGCAATGTGACCATTAAGGTGTACGCTCAAACTCAGTCTACGAGTGCAATGACCATTGGATTTCGGGATTCCACCATTTCGCACATTCACACAACATTGGTTGTAGTTGGATCTCAAGGTTTCCAAGGAACTCAAGGAACTCAGGGAACTCAGGGAACTCAAGGAACCCAAGGAACCCAAGGATTTCAAGGTTTCCAAGGTACTCAGGGTACTCAAGGCACTCAAGGAACTCAAGGCACTCAAGGGACTCAGGGAACCCAAGGAACCCAAGGAACTGTAACAGGTGATGTTCCATTCAGTTTGATACCCACTCAAACTAATACATACAGTTTAGGATCTGAAACATTTCGATGGAAGGATGTTTTTGTAGGTCCAGCTACGATCCACATTGGAACTGCAAGACTTGGTGCAGACAGTTCTGGAAACTTAGTCAATACCGATCCATCCGGAAGTCAAACGGTCTTGGGCTCAGGTGGAGGAGTAGGTGGTTTGACGTTACAGATGAATTACACTGCACAAGCAATTCCTACAGAGGGAGTTGTGACAACGTTTGCAGGTAGTGGAAGCAGTGGTTCTACTAATGGAACTGGAACGAATGCGACGTTCAGTACTCCTACTTCATTAGCGGTGGATTCGTCGGGAAATGTATATGTGTGTGATAGCGAAAATCGTATCCGTAAAATCACACCTGCAGGTGTAGTTTCGACATTAGCATCAGGTTTTAATGGTATTTATGGAATTGGTGTAGATTCATTAGGAAATGTATATGTAACAGAGCTTTACTTTAGCACTATCCTTAAAGTCACACCTTTAGGAGTAGTCACAACATTTGCAGGTAATGGAACAGTTGGATATCTAGATGGAACTGGAACCAATGCGATATTTCGTAATCCTGTTGGGACAATAGCAGTTGACGCACAAGATAACCTATATGTATGCGATGTAAATAATCATCGTATCCGTAAAATCACATCTGCAGGTGTAGTTACAACACTCGCAGGTACTGGTTCGCAAGGATCTGCTGATGGAACAGGAACTAACGCTAGTTTCAGGTTTCCTGAAGGAGTTGCAGTAGATTCATCAGGGAACGTGTATGTTGCTGACACATTCAATCATCGTATTCGTAAAATCACTTCTTTAGGTGTAGTGTCAACACTGGCAGGTAGTACATTAGGATTTACTGATAATACTGGATCTCTTGCGAGATTCAATGAACCTCGCTGCCCAGCTGTAGATTCAAATGGAAATGTCTATGTAGCTGACACTGTAAATCATCGTATTCGGAAAATTAATCCAAGTGGAGTCGTAACAACATTGGCAGGTAGTACATCAGGATATCTTGATGGAACTGGAACCAATGCGACATTTAATAGTCCTCGTGGAGTAGTATTGGATCCATTTGGAGTTTTATATGTTGCAGACATGACTAACAGACGTATTCGTAAAATCGCACTTCCAGGAGTAGACCCAAACATCTATTCAGGCACACCTTTAACTGGAACCCTTTTGACCACCTTCAACCCTGCATTAACTGGAAGCACCATCACCATTCCGGCATCCACTACCAACGCAAAAGTGGCGTCCTTTACAGTGGCGGCGTCTTCCTTACCACTCAAGACCTCAGTCACTGGATCGTATAGTTTAGTCTTGTACGCTACTGTAGGGTTATCCACGAGTCCTGCGTCCTTCTACTTTGAAGTCGTCGATGGAGCCACAACGGTTGCTACAGGTACCACCACAACTAGCGTAAATCAGTCCACTCCGATGGAGATTTACAAATCCAATTTGACAATCCCTGCTCGTACGTATACGACAAATCTGACCCTCAACATCTACGTGACCACTCAAGCGTCCAGTTCTCTGATACTCGGTTTCAATGGTTCAACAATCTCCTATGTCACTACAACGATTCCAACTATAGGACCTACTGGACCTACAGGAACTCAAGGAACTCAAGGAACACAGGGTTTTACAGGTCCCACTGGACGAACTGGACCCACTGGACCTACTGGAACTCAAGGTACTCAAGGTACTCAAGGTACTCAAGGTACTCAAGGAACTCAAGGAACTCAAGGAACTCAAGGTTTCACAGGACTCACAGGACCTACAGGAACTCAAGGGATTGACGGTTTCTCCGGTGGATTGACGTTGCAGATGAATTATGTGACACAAGAAATTATTGGAGGTGGAGGTGATGCAGTTGTGACAACAATTGCAGGTAATGCTTCAGCAGGAAGTACAGACGGAATAGGAACCAATGCGAGTTTTAGGGAACCTTATGCAATCACTATAGATTCTTCTGGAAATCTATATGTAGCAGACGTGAGCAACGGTCGTATACGTAAAATCACTTCTGCCGGTGTAGTCACAACCTTTGCAGGAAGTGGTTTATCTGGATCTACCGATGGAACAGGAACCAATGCTAGATTTGCTGCTGCTGTTGGAGTCACAGTGGATTCGGTAGGAAATGTGTATGTTGTAGATCAAGGTAACAGCCGCATCCGTAAAATCACATCGGCTGGAGTTGTTACAACCCTTGCAGGAAGTTCAGCAGGAAGTGCTGATGGAACAGGAACCAATGCACAGTTCAATGGTCCTTATGGAATCGCTATAGATTCTTCTGGAGTTTTGTATGTAGCAGATTACAATAATGGTAGTATTCGTAAGATAGCAACAAATGGAGTAGTTACAACATTTGCAACTGGCTTCAATGGACCTACAACAGTTGCAGTGGATTCATCGGGAAATGTGTATGTATCTGAATATGGCAATCATCTCATTCGTAAAATCACATCTGCAGGCGTAGTGTCAACACTAGCGGGTGGTTCTAGAGGATATCTTGATGCAACAGGAACCAGCGCAAGATTTAATTCTCCGTGGGGAGTTGCAGTGGATTCAACAGGAAATGTGTATGTGACAGATGGTGAAAACCAGCGCATCCGTAAAATCACACCGGATGGTGTAGTCACAACAGTAGCAGGTAGTACTAAAGGATATGCCGATGGAATTGGAACCAATGCACAGTTTGGTAGTGATTACGGAAATGGAATTTTAGTGACTTCATCAGGGATTTTGTATATAACAGACGCTCAAAATAACCGTATCCGTAAAATCACAGTTGGAGGAACAGACCCCAACATCTACTCAGGAACACCGTTGACTGGAACCCTCTTGACCAGTTTCAATCCTGCGCTAACTGGAAGCACCATCACAATCCCTGCCTCAACAACCAACGCTAAAGTGGCGTCCTTCACAGTTGCTGCATCTTCCTTGCCACTCAAAACCTCCGTGACCGGTGTTTGGAGCACAACTCTGTACGCTACAGTAGGGTTATCGACCAGTCCTGCATCGTTCTATTTTGAGATTGTGGATGGCGCAACCGTGGTTGCTACAGGTACCACGTTCACCAGCGTGAATCAATCCAGTCCGATGCAGTTGTATAAATCGAATTTGACCATCCCTGCTCGTACTTATTCAACTAACTTAACCCTGAACATCTACGTCACAACTCAAGCGTCTAGTTCTCTCATTCTCGGTTTTAATGGTTCAACAATCTCATACTTGAACACCACGATTCCAAGTGTTGGAGTCACTGGAACCACAGGTCACACTGGACCTATAGGTACTCCGCTTTCATTTGATGGTGGAAATCCCTCAATTTCATTTCAATATGGACCTGTATTTGATTGCGGAAGTGTAGAATAATATAAGTTTCTACCTATTTAACAATGCCTTACATACAATTGCAGTTCAGACGCGGTCTTTCAACTCAATGGACAAGTAACAATACACTATTGGCGGATGGTGAAATGGGGATTGAAACCGATACAAGTCTTTTTAAGATAGGAAATGGATCGACCGCTTGGAATTCATTGGCATATGGAGGTATTCGAGGAGTTACAGGTCCAACTGGTCCTACAGGTTCTACAGGTCATACAGGGTTTACAGGACCTGCGTCTTTTGTAACAGGTCCTACAGGTCCTCTCGCAATAGGACCTACAGGGTTTACTGGACCTGCGTCTTTTGTAACAGGTCCTACAGGTGCTGGTGGTGGAGGTTCAGTAAGCATTACGGGAAGTACTGGTTTCGGAAACATCTTAACCGTTGCAACGGGTGGTGCGGGTATCTTTGGAAATTCTAATTTTGTAGTTGCAGGACCGAGTGGATTTGTAGGGATCGCAACAACTACTCCAGTTACACAATTGGAAGTCAATGGCGGTGTCACCATTCGTAATGGATATCGTCCTTTGTATAACAATGTCACTGCTTCAAACTTGTCGGTTTCTGCTAATTCGTTCGGGACGCATTACAACATTACCAATAGCGCTTTTTCAACAATGACCTTACCTACCATTACATGGGCTAACGATTCCAATGGATATTGGGTATTTCGTAATAATACATCCTCGTATTTATCTGTGACCATTACCTACACGACAGCAGGAACCACTGCACCTACCAATCCAGTCGTGATTCCACCTGCGAATTCCACTACAATCATGGTGACATATCCTGGCGGAACAACCTCCAACTATGTTTTGTTTTAAGAAAGGTAATGATCGGAACCTCAAGAAGTGTGTGGGGATTTGACCCAAGGAGTGTTCCAGACTGTCAATTGTGGTTGGATGGTGCGGATCCTGCTGGAACAGGCACACTACCTGCGAATGGAGCCACAGTTTCAACGTGGGTAGATAAGTCTGGGAATTCAAATAATGCAACAGGTGGTACATCACCTACATATTCTACTTCTGGTAAAGGTCTTGTTTTTTCTACAGCTAGTACAACTTATTTACAAACACCTATTACTGCAGTTCCAACTGCTGAAACAGTGTTCTGTGTGTTTACACCAACAAATGCACAACTATTATTGAATAATGATATGTTTTCTTCAAGTGCGACTAATGGATTGGGATTTCAAATTGCAGGAAATGGAACAAGTTTTGCATTAAAATATGATATTTGGGGGATTACAGGATACGCATTCACATCGTATACGATATTTCCTGGAACTATATCATTAGGATCTGGAACATTTTCAAGTTCAACTGCAACAACTTTTTTGAATGGAGGTGCGTCAGTGGGTGGACCTACAAGTACCGCATCACCTTCAGGTAGTGGAACTCGTAGAGTAGGTTCTGGTGCAGGTGGAGACTACTTTAATGGAACTATTCATGAACTTATCTATTATAACTCACTTATTAGCACCTCCCAACGCCAACAAATTGAAGGCTATCTTGCACACAAGTGGGGATTGACTGGATATTATGATTCTTCCATTCCATTGACGATTCCCGGATGTCAATTGTGGTTGGATGGAGCAGACCAAAGTTCAATGACGCTTTCGGGTTCTAATGTTACCGTATGGAACGATAAATCTGGGAATGGGTATCATATGAATACTTTGTCAGCATCCGCGTTATGGACAGGTAGTGCTGTATATCCAACGATAGGAACTTCAATGAATGGTCTTCAAACCGTAAACTTTGTTGCTCAATCAGGTTTAAAACAAGCAACAACATTGGATGGTATTAAAAATCTATTTTGGGTTGGGCGTATTGCAGCTCCAACAGGAAGTCCTAGTGGACCAGGAGCTCCAGTTTATTTTCTTCTTGGACACGATACTCTGTATGATTGGCATGCAACTAGTTATGGTGGTAAATTTATAGAAACAGCCTTTGCACAAGCTGGTATTAGTAGTGCAACAGCATCTCTCTTTACATCCGACCCAAATGCTGTAACAAATGCTACATTCTCAACTGTCAATATGCCATCTGCTCCAAATATATCCTTATTATCGGTATCAGGAATTACAGGTTCTACACGATATCAAGGTATTTGTTATGATAGAGGTTTTCATACCGGTTGGTGTGGTGATTTAGCCGAAGTCATTACCTTTACCACCGCCCTCACCACCACTCAACGCCAAACCATCGAAGGATATCTTTCAAAGAAATGGGGAATCGGATCTTCTTCTTCAATTCCTTCCACACATCCCTTCTCCTCCATTCGACCTCATTTGCGCACCTTTCAACCCATCGATGTTCCAGGGTGTCAATTGTGGTTGGATGGAGCAGACTCTTCGACAATCACGTTTAGTTCAGGTAGCAATGTGAACCAATGGAATGATAAGAGTGGGAATGGAAGAAATGCAACGGTATATAATGGAACACCTACCTACACAGTATCGTCAGGAATGACCTTCAATGGAAGTTCAACACTACAAGTTACTTACCCAGCATCACCTGCTGTAGAAACTCTATTTATGATTATTAAGTTTAACTCTGTTTCAGGGCAATCGAGTATTTTTGCTGGAACTGCAGGTGGTCAGCGAGAGTATTTATTGTATTCTCCCTATAGTCCTGGAACAATGTATCTAGGAAGATACGGAGGTGCACCTAGTGGTTCAATCAATGGAGGTACCGTAACTACTGGAACTACCTATATGTTAGAATATATCTTTAATGGAACCAGTAATACAATCTCATTCTATCAATCAGGAACTGTAACAAGTTCTGGGACTCCTCAATTTACCTATGGTGCAGGAGGCACTATCACTCTCATTGGTTCTTATGGAGGAGGTGGATTTTTACAGGGTCAAATCTATGAAATCCTCGTGTACAATACCGCTCTCACCGCCTCTCAACGCCAACAAGTGGAAGGGTATTTAGCGCGCAAATGGGGAATCAGTATAAGTGCAACATTACCTTCCACACATCCATTCAAGTCGTTTCCGCCTGCAGTAATTTCAGAAACTTTTACTAATACTTTTACCTATACAGGTGGAGATCAAAGTTTTGTAGTACCTACAAATGTAACGAGTATAAAAGTCTATATGTGGGCAGGAGGCGGTCAAGGAACAACAACAATTAATGGATCTTTTTATGGAGGAGCAGGTGCCTATGTTCAAGGAGTTCTTACAGTGACACCGGGCGAGACTCTTACCATATATGTAGGTCAAGGAGGTATTACTGGACCTACCTTTTCATACAAAAATGGAGGATATAACAGTGCAGGTGATGCAGGAACTGGTACTGCTGGTGGTAGATCAGGTATCGCTAGAAGTTCAACGAATATTGTTGCTGTAGGTGCGGGTGGTGGTGGTGGTGGTAACGGAAACGGAGGAGCAGGAGGTATAACTTCAGGAAGTGCTGGAGGTGGAACCAATCCAGGTGGAGGAGGCACACAATCTGCTGGTGGTTCTGCTGGTTCAAGTGGTTATAATAGTGGAGGTGTTGGACAAAACTTTGGTGGAGGCACTGGTCCTAGTGCTTATGGTGGATCAGGCGGTGATGGATTTTATGGAGGTGGAGGTGGAGCAGCATTTGGTTCTGGACAACTCGGTGGTGGAGGTGGAGGTGGATCTTCACTCACAAGTAATCTAACCTCTCTGGTTACGTTTGTAAGTTCAAATGGATATTCAGCACCAAATACTAATTCTAGATATTATAGATCAACTATAGCAGCAGGAGGTTATGGATTAAGTGGAACTGCAGGAAATGGTCTTGTTATTATAACATCTTCTATATAAGGTTATTACCCCCTTAACCCCTCGATACGTGAATCCTTAACGTGTTTCCAGAAAATGAGAAGGATATATTGATTCCAGGCGTCAACGCTCGAATCTTTTCCAAAACCTCATCGAATGTAATGGGACTCAATAAAAATTGTAGGTAAGCCATTGTGTCACGAGTGACTCCGTCTGAACAAACGTTTGGAGGAGTGATTTCGAAGGATTGAACTATAAATGTAGCTGGGAATCCAAGACCTGCCCATTGAAACAGTTGGGGGCGATACTGTTCGCGTTGCGGATTGACCAATCCAGTTAAAGACTGCTTATCTGCGTCTTGCTTTGCAACAACAACTGCATAACTCTGCATGAGTTCTTCTAAGGTAACAATCTGAGGCGCTTCGGTAGGTCCAGTTGCAGCCGTAGGAAACATGGATAGATCCGGTCCAGTGGGTCCTGGTTCATTCGTTCCAGTGGGTCCGGTTCCTTCGGTGGGTCCAGTTCCTTCGGTGGGTCCAGTGGGTCCGGTTCCTTCGGTGGGTCCGGGTTCATTCGTTCCAGTGGATCCGGTTCCTTCGGTGGGTCCGGTTCCTTCGGTGGGTCCGGTTCCTTCGGTGGGTCCAGTGGGTCCGGGTTCTTCGTTACTCATTTGTTAAATGAACCCGATTTTTAACTTGAATACACTAACAATAGAATGAGTGCTGGTCCAACGGGTCCCACTGGACCAACAGGAATGACAGGTATAACAGGAGGCACTGGTTCATCGTATGGTCTTCGAGGAGCGCCCGGTCCACCAGGTGACGATGGAAATGACGGACCTCAAGGACCTCAAGGACCTGCAGGATCTGCGACGAATACAGGTGCAACAGGAGTTCAAGGAACCCAAGGAACTCGAGGAACTCAAGGATTTCAAGGACCTGCAGGATTTGCAGCCAACACAGGTGCAACAGGACCTCGAGGTCAAGCAGGTCTAGATGGTCTTCGAGGACCAAAGGGAACGGATGGTCAGGCAACGAATACAGGCGCAACAGGAACTCAAGGAACTCAAGGAACTCAAGGAACTCAAGGCACTCAAGGCACTCAAGGCACTCAAGGCACTCAAGGCACTCAGGGAACTCAAGGCACTCAAGGCACTCAAGGCACTCAGGGAACTCAAGGTACACAAGGTACACAAGGCACTCAAGGCACTCAGGGAACTCAAGGCACTCAAGGCACTCAGGGAACTCAAGGAACTCAAGGAACTCAAGGTACACAGGGAACTCAGGGAACTCAAGGTACACAGGGAACTCAAGGGACCCAAGGGACTCAGGGTACTCAGGGCACTCAGGGTACTCAAGGTACTCAAGGTTTTCAGGGTTTTCAGGGGACACAAGGAACCCAAGGAACCCAAGGAACCCAAGGTACTCAGGGAACCCAAGGTACTCAGGGTACTCAGGGAACCCAAGGTACTCAGGGAACCCAAGGTACTCAGGGAACCCAAGGAACCCAGGGCACTCAGGGAACACAAGGGTTTACTGGACACACAGGAACCTCTGGAGTTGGAGGTGGTTCCGTCATTCAATTAGACAGTGGATTTGGAACTGTAGATTTACCTCAAGGAATTGTTTCAACTTTTGCAGGTAGTTTATCCAATACAGCTGGATCCACCGATGGAACTGGAACCAACGCTAGTTTCAGTTATCCTTATGGAGTCGCAGTGGATTCAGTAGGCAATGTGTATGTAGCGGACTATGGTAACAATCGCATTCGTAGAATCACACCTGGAGGTGTAGTCACAACCTTAGCAGGTAGTTTGTCTAATACATCTGGTTCCACTGATGGAACTGGAACCAACGCTAGTTTCAATATTCCTACTGGAGTCGCAGTGGATTCTGCAGGAAATGTGTATGTAGCAGACTTTGGTAATCATCGTATTCGTAAAATCACACCCACAGGTGTGGTTAGTACATTGGCAGGTAGTTCACAAGGTTCTACCGATGGAACTGGAACCAACGCTAGTTTCAATTATCCTCATGGAGTCGCAGTGGATTCAGTAGGCAATGTGTATGTAGCGGATCAAGTTAATAATCGTATCCGTAGAATCACGCCAGAAGGAGTAGTTACCACATTGGCAGGGAGTTTATCCAATACATCCGGTTCTACCGATGGAACAGGAACGAATGCGAGTTTCAGTGCTCCTCGTGGAGTCGCAGTGGATTCAGTAGGCAATGTGTATGTAGCGGATATTGGTAATCATCGTATTCGTAGAATCACATCCACGGGTGTAGTCACAACCTTAGCAGGTAGTTTATCCAATTCAAATGGATCCATAGATGGAACAGGAACCAATTCACAATTCAGTAATCCTACAGGAGTCGCAGTGGATTCAGCAGGGAATGTGTATGTAGCGGATCAATCCAACCAGCGTATCCGTAAAATCACATCCACTGGTGTAGTGACAACCTTAGTAGGAAGTTCATCTGGTTCTGCCGATGGAACTGGAACGAATGCGACTTTTAGTGGTCCTACTGGAGTCGCAGTGGATTCAGTAGGCAATGTATATGTTGCAGACCAAATTAACCACCGTATCCGTAGAATCATCGCCAAAACCTATTCACTTCTACCGTATACAACTCAAACCGGATCGTCGGCAATCACGGTTCCTGCATCGACTACACAAACTTTAAATTTTGCTGTTCCTTCTTCATCTTTGCCTTCAACTCTAACTCTTGCAGGTACATGGGTTCTCAAGTTGTACGCATTCTTAGTTAGTTCCACTAGTTCTGCAACGATTACTTGCCAAGTCTTCAATGGAACCACACTTCTAACCAGTGGAACCTCAAGTGTTATAGTGTCAAGTATGACGGTTCAACTATACCCAATTACATTCATTATTCCAACTGTGAACATCCCTGACTACTTGGAACTAGATGTAATTGTGACTACACAGTCAAGTCCTCTTACGTTCCAGTTCACGGCGCCTAATCTATCGTTAATAGAGACTTCATTGCCAATTACCACTCTAAAACCTTCTAGTGGTCTCATGTTACCATTGGCAAGTGGAACTGTAAATTTTCCATTTGTTACAACCTTAGCAGGCAGTTTGTCTAATACATCTGGATCTACCGATGGAATTGGAACCAATGCAAGTTTCAATATTCCTAGAGGAGTCGCAGTGGATTCAGCGGGGAATGTGTATGTAGCGGATAATAATAATCACCGTATCCGTAAAATTGATACAGGTGGTGTAGTGACAACCTTGGCAGGTAGTTCAGCTGGATCTGCCAATGGAACAGGAACCAATGCAGGGTTTACTTTTCCTAGTGGTGTTGCAGTTGATTCAGCGGGGAATGTATTTGTAGCGGATCAACTTAATCACCGCATTCGTAGAATCACGCCAGAAGGTGTAGTTACCACATTTGCAGGGAGTACATCTGGTTCTACCGATGGAACAGGGACGAACGCTAGTTTCAATACTCCCTTTGGAGTTGCAGTGGATTCAGCGGGGAATGTATTTGTAGCAGATACTGTTAACAACCGCATTCGTAGAATCACATCCGCAGGTGTAGTGACAACCTTAGCAGGGAGTTTATCCAATACATCTGGTTCCACGGATGGAACTGGAACGAATGCGAGGTTCAATGCTCCTCAGGGAGTCGCATTTGATTCAGCGGGGAATGTGTATGTAGGTGATACAGGTAATAATCGTATCCGTAGAATCACATCCGCAGGTGTAGTCACAACCTTAGCAGGTAGTTTATCCAATTTAACTGGATCTGCAAATGGAACTGGAACCAATGCAACTTTCAATGCTCCTAGAGGAGTTACAGTGGATTCAGCGGGAAATGTGTATGTAGCAGATGGTATCAACCATCGTGTTCGTAGAATCACATCCGAAGGTGTAGTCACAACAATTGTAGGTAGTTCAGCTGGATCTGTAGATGGAATAGCAACCAATGCGAGTTTCAATACTCCTATTGGAGTAGCAATTGATTCGGCAGGAAATCTATATATAGGAGAACAAGACAACCACCGTATCCGTAAACTCACTAACATAGAAAATTCACTACTCCCCTATACACCCTTAAGTGGATCCTCTGCAATTACGGTTTCTGCATCCACTACACGAACTGTAAGTTTCGCTATTCCAGCATCATCTTTACCTTCAAGTCTAAACATTGCAGGTATATGGGCTCTCAATTTATATGCATTCTTAACTAGTTCAACCAGTTCGGCAACCATTACTTGCCAACTCTTCAATGGAACCACTCTTCTAACCAGTGGAACCACAGGTGTTACCGTAGCGAGTATGACGATTCAACCCTACTCAATTCCATTCATTGTTCCAAACGTGAACATTGTTGACTATTTACGTCTTAATGTAATTGTGACCACACAGTCAAGTCCAATTACTTTTCAGTTTACCTCTCCTAGTCTTTCATTCTTACAGACTTCATTGCCAATTACCACTCTAACACCGTCTAGCGGTCTCGCATTTCCATTGGGAAGTGGAACTGTAAATTTCCCAATTGTTACAACCTTTGCAGGTAGTACATCTGGATCGACAAATGGAACAGGAACTAATGCACAATTCAATCAACCTGCTGGAGTTGCAGTCGATTCTGCGGGAAATGTGTATGTAGCCGATCAATCCAACAACCGTATCCGTAAAATTGATACATTAGGAGTAGTCACAACCTTAGCAGGTAGTACACAAGGATCTACTGATGGAACAGGAACGAACGCTACATTTAATGCTCCTTATCCATTAGCAGTGGATTCAGCAGGGAACGTGTATGTATCAGATCGCGGAAATAACAGAATTCGTAGAATCACACCATTAGGTGTAGTTACTACATTTGCAGGAAGTTTGTCCAACACACCTGGATCTACAGATGGAACTGGAACCAATGCGACTTTCTCCGGTCCCTTTGGAATGGGAGTAGATTCAGCAGGAAATGTATTTATAGCAGACACAGGTAATCACCGTATTCGCAGAATCTCAACATCAGGTGTAGTCACAACTTTTGCAGGTAGTTTATCCAATTCATCTGGATCTACCGATGGAGTTGGAACAAACGCTACTTTTAACCAACCTTTTGGAATTGCATTTGATTCGTCAGGGAATATGTATGTAACGGATCTTGCGAACAACCGTATTCGTAGAATCACACCCGCAGGTGTAGTCACAACCTTTGCAGGAAGTTCATCTGGATCTGCTAATGGAACTGGAACCAATGCACAATTCAGTAATCCTACAGGAGTCGCAGTGGATTCGACAGGAAACATATATATAGGAGATCAATCCAACCACCGCATTCGTAGAATCACGCCAGCAGGTGTAGTCACAACCTTTGCAGGTAGTTCACAAGGATCCGCAGATGGAACAGGAACAAATTCACAATTCAGTAATCCTACAGGAGTCGCAGTGGATTCGACAGGAAACATATATATAGGAGATCAATCCAACCACCGCATTCGTAAACTCATTAACATAGAAAATTCACTTCTACCATTTACATCAACTGGAACATCGGCAATCACGGTTCCTGTTTCCACTACACGAACTGTGAGTTTCGGTATTCCAGCTTTATTTTTGTCTTCATTTACACTTGCAGGTACATGGATGCTCACTCTGTATGCATCCTTAACAACTTCCACAAGTCCAGCAACGATTACTTGTCAACTCTACAATGGAACCACTCTTCTAACAAGTGGTACCACAAGTGTTACCGTATCAAGTATGACTGCTCAACCCTACTCAATACCATTCATTGTTCCGAATGTTTACATTCCTGAATATTTAGAATTAGATGTAATTGTGACTACACAGTCAAGTCCAGTGACCTTTCATTTCTCGTCTCCCAATATGTCATTTTTACAGACGTCATTTCCTTTGACATCTCAGTATGGAAATCCATCAGTTAATGGAACTGATTATGCATATCATCAGAGATCTACACATATGTTTTTTGGTCAAGGTGTTACAACAGGTGCTGGAACAATTGGAGTCTATTCAACTGAAAGCAATGTAACGGGACAAGGAGGATCTGTTGCTCTTGGAGCACGATCTACTGATTTCGGAGGAGGTCAACAACATCAGATTCAGGCAAGAATAGCAGGTGTTGTAGATGGAAGTTATACAGGTGCATTTATAATTCAAACATGTGCTAACGGTGCATTGCCTGAACGATTTCGAATAACAAGTGCTGGATACGTTGGAATAAATTGTAATGCTCCAAGTGTTCCACTAGTTGTCAATGGTTATATACTTAGTAATGTAGCTCAATCCACTTATTTTTCTTATAATACTGGTCTTGGCACTAATCCTAATACTATGGGACATAATACAACTATTTTTGCACAAACAGGAGTCGTTGCAGGTGCATTTATTGCGTATTCTGATCAGCGTATCAAAACAGACATTCAAGATGTTCAAGATGATGAGGCATTACAACAACTCCGACTCATTCAACCTAAGACGTATACATATAAAGATATTATTGAAAAGGGATCTACACCCGTCTATGGATTTATTGCTCAACAAGTTCGAAGTGTATTGCCATATTCAACCGGTTTAATTAAAAATACCATTCCTGACATTTACAAACTTGGTGATCGCGTAGAGGATATTGTTACATTACGCGACTCAACGTTTTCATTCAATGAATCCTCTGGAAATGTTAAATTTATTCAGAAAAAAGGAGGTGATGCAATTGTTCCTGTTAACTTCATTTCATCTAATCAATTACAGATTTTAGATACAAGTAATCTTGACTCAAATGAATCCGAAATCTTCGTCTACGGTCGAGAAGTAGAGGATTTTCACACCCTCAATAAAGATGCAATTTTCACAGTCAATGTAGCCGCAACACAAGAACTGGACCGACAACTTCAAGCCGCAAAGGTTCAAATCGCGAGTCTCGAAACACGACTTGCCCTTCTTGAATCTCAGTTTGCTGCTTCGCAAACTCCTCAGTAAACCGTCTCGTGTAAAAGAATAAGATGAGTAGTTACTTATCACGATACATACCTGGAGTTGGCGTAACTACGTGTGCTCCCAATGTATGTGCAGGTCCACCAGGACCTCCAGGTCCAGCAGGGTCTCAAGGTCCGATCGGACCTACAGGGTTTACTGGATTAACTGGATTGGATGGAATTGTTGTATTTCAAGGACCTCAAGGACCTCAAGGACTCTCAGGAACTCTTGGAGCAACTGGAGTCACAGGTCCAACAGGACTCATTGGTTATGCGAGTACAATTCAAGGACCTTCAGGACCGACTGGATTCACTGGACCGACTGGAATTCCTGGAAGCGCTACCAATACAGGACCCACTGGACATACTGGAACACTCACAGGAGCAACAGGTCCTACAGGTCCTGCAGGAAGTGTTGCAAATACAGGACCCACTGGTTTCACGGGACTGACTGGACGAACTGGAATCACAGGTGTTACTGGACCCACAGGAACTACTGGACCTACTGGAAGAACAGGACCCACAGGAATGACAGGTGAAACTGGACCCACTGGATTCACAGGACTCACTGGACCTAGAGGGTATCAAGGACCTACGGGACCGGTAGGTTCAATTGGAAACATAGGAACTCCCGGAACCACTGGACCCACAGGACGTACAGGAACTACCGGACCTACAGGAACTCAAGGAACTCAAGGAACTCAAGGAACTCAAGGCACTCAAGGTACTCAAGGTTTCCAAGGTTTCCAAGGGACACAAGGAACTCAAGGAACTCAAGGTACTCAAGGAACTCAAGGTACTCAAGGAACTCAAGGAACACAAGGAACTCAAGGAACACAAGGAACCCAAGGACCCCCAGGAACTACTACTTGGACTCTAGGTAGTACAGGTATTGCGTTTGGTGCAGTGAGTACAACTAGTAATTTGACAGCAGATACAGGATTAAATAGCACAACCTATCCAACGTTTATCATTCAAGGAGTTTCCAATGCAACTCCATCCACATTGGCAATTCAATCAGTCTATCCATCGAATAGTGGAACTAAATGGTTCGCAGGATTAACAGTTAGATCCGTTTCAGGAACCTCTGCTGCAACAACGTTTACAGTGACATATTACACTCCTACCTAAAGAATAATGTATACTTCCTTCTCACCCCGTTCAACCACTGCATGTACACCTCCTGTTCAATATATTACAGGTGCTGTTGCAGGAACTCAAGGAGATCAAGGACCTCAAGGATTCACAGGTGTGGTTGGATTAGCAGGACCCAGAGGATTCACAGGCGCTTCTGGAACAACTGGAAATACTGGAATCACTGGACCCACTGGTATTTCGCCAATTGGACGACAAGGTCCACGTGGTCGAACGGGAGATACAGGAGCAACCGGTCCAACCGGACGCACTGGACCCACTGGACTTGCTGGACGTGCTGGAGATATGGCAACAACAGGAACTACAGGTCCAACTGGAGTTGGTCCCATTGGAAGAACAGGACTTCAAGGACCTTCTGCTGGAACAGGCGCTCGTGGTACACAAGGATTCACAGGACCTACTGGACTGACTGGACCCACTGGACCGACTGGACCCACTGGATTGACTGGACCGACTGGATTGACTGGATTGACTGGACCGACTGGACCTTCTCCTACAGGTACTCGAGGTCCACGAGGTGAACGAGGAATCGAAGGACCTGTAGGAGAAATGGGAGAGAATGGACCTCCAGGATTTGGATATACAGGACCGACTGGAATTATGTATTCTGGACTTCAAGGAACTCAAGGAACCCAAGGAACCCAGGGAACTGAAGGAACTCAAGGAACCCAGGGAACTGAAGGAACTCAAGGAACCCAGGGTACACAAGGAACTCAAGGAACTCAAGGAACTCAAGGCGCTGAAGGAACCCAAGGTACTCAAGGGACTCAAGGATCTCAAGGATTGATTGGAAGTATTTCAGGTATCTCTTCAGGAAGTGTAAGTGCAAGTTGGTTGAGTGAAGTATCTGAAGGCGGAACTCATACTGTCTCTGCTTCAACTGGAGTGGCCAGTACAAACCGATTATGGATTACAGGTGTTGAAGTAACTGCTGGAACCGATACGAATCCTGTCTTACAAACATTCTGGATTGAAACTATCTCTAGTGTATGGTGGGTCAATGCAACGGTCTATCATACGACTGCTGGTTTGAACACGTCTACAATGATTTATTATTCATATTCTTCCTAAACATAAACATAATGGACCATTATTTAACGATCGATCATTGGGCTTCAATTGTCAGAATGATGAAAGATTCTGAACGAGAATTTGACATTCCAGCATACACGACTGAACAACTTGCTGGAGATATTTTGAGAGTCATTCGAACTACACGGTTTCGTCAAGGCGCTCTTTTCAAAGAACATCGTGGCGAAGAATATGAACAGTTTATTGAATCCTTGAACTCTAAGTATCATCCAGAAGCAGTCAAACGTGCCGTAGACAATGATGAGTTCTGGGAAGTCTGTTTTTCTCTACGTAATTAAGAATGGAATCCATTGCAACCGAATGGACTGAATGGACAGTGCATAAAGTCTTGTTTTGGGAAGAGGACCCAGTTCGCAAAGGTAAATTGGTGAGATACATCCACGATTTTCTGAGCAACGCAATGATTATCTTGATTGTGATTTCACATACATTGTATCCAGCATTTTGGTTACAAACCATTGTGTTATGTATTTGTGTAGTTGTATGGTTTCAACATCTACTTTGCAATGGATGTGTCATTTCTAAAGTTGAACAAAAATTGATTGGAGATACACGTAGTTTTGCAGCACCCTTCCTTGAAGTCTTTCACATTGAACCCACCAAAGAATTGGGATCCGCAATGATCATCATGGGAAGCACGTTAGTCGTGTTTTTCTTAGGACTTGAGTGGATTGCTCGTATTCATCATAAATTGATTCCGTTTGTCTTGACACTCTTTGAACGTGTGAAACAAAATGGAATAATCTAAAGGGAAGGATAAGAGGTAATAACTATGGGTGATACAATTATTGGTGTTCAATTCGGAATTGCAAATCCAGAGGACATTGTTAAACGCTCTGTCGTTGAAGTGACCACAGACAAGACCTATCAAGGCAGTCAACCGATTCCAAATGGTGTCTTTGATTCACGATTTGGTGTGATCGAAAACGGCAAGGTCTGTCCTACCTGCAAACAGACCAATCAGTACTGCCCAGGACATTTTGGACACATTCGTCTAGCGCGTCCCGTCTACCTTTACCAGTTCTTTGATATGATTGAAAAACTCGCAAATGTCATCTGTCTCAACTGTTCTAAACCATTGGCAGTTCCAGACGATATTGGGTATTTGAAGTCGTCCGGTCTTGGGAGATTCAAGGAAGTGCGTGATCTACGTCCTAATCCACGACCTAAGGAACCTTACGAATGCCGTCATTGCCAGACACCTATCTTCAAGAAAGTTGCAAAAGTTCTTGGAAAGGCGGCAACCTTAGAAGGACACATCTACAATACGGATCCAGATACAGTTGTAGAACCCGTGACACTTCAATGTGAAATGATTCTTCGCGCCTTTCAACGTATCACCGATGAAGATTGTCGTTTAATCGGTCTGAATCCCGAATTTGCACGACCTGAATGGATGATTTGCACTGTCTTGGCAGTTCCACCTTTGGCCGTTCGTCCTTCCGTTGTGATGGACGATAATCAGCGAATGGAAGATGACTTGACACATCAATTGATTTCAATCATCCGTTCCAACGACAGTTTGCGTGACAAAATTGATAAGAATGAATCGGCAATTATGTTAGACAAGTATACGGCATCTTTGCAATACAACGTCGCAACCTACGTAGACAATGACATCAAGGGTCTTGAACCTTCGGCACAACGCTCAGGTCGTCCTTTACGAACATTGAAGTCCCGATTTGGAGCAAAAACTGGACGTGTTCGTGGAAATCTGATGGGAAAGCGTGTGGATTTCTCGGCACGTTCAGTCATTACACCCGATGCGAATATTGAGTTGGATGAACTAGGTGTTCCTGAAGAGATTGCTATTAATTTGACCTTTCCAGAGATTGTGAGTCCTTACAATCGTGAACGTCTCATGGGTTACATTCAAAATGGTCCAGACAAACATCCAGGTGCAAAATCCGTGTATCTCAAAGCAGATGACCGAACACTCAGTTTACGCTATGTGAATCCAGACACCATTGACATTCGTGAAGGCGACGTAGTCCATCGTCATCTGATTCACGGTGACATTGTGTTATTCAACCGTCAACCGTCTCTTCACAAGGCGTCTATGATGGCGCATCGTGTAGTCGTTCTACCCTATTCAACCTTTCGTCTCAACGTATCGGCAACACGTCCTTACAATGCAGACTTTGACGGTGATGAGATGAACATGCACGTGCCTCAAAGCATTGCATCGGCAACTGAACTCCGATACATTGCGAGTGTTCTTCGAAACATCGTGAGTCCAAGAACGAACAGTCCAATTATTCAGTTGTTTCAGGATACGATGACTGGCGCATATCGTATTAGTCAACCCGATGTTGAAGTTCCTGAACCGATTGCAATGAACATTCTTGCAAGAATCCGTCTTCCCTTTTCACGAAAGAATCGTAAGTGGACTGGATCTGAATTGATTTCAGCAGCGTTTCCCATGATGAACTACAAGGGTCGCATTACTCTGAAGAATGGACAACTCAATCCAGGAGATATCCTACAAAAAGGTGCATTCAGTGGACTCTTGCACGTAGTCTACACCGACTTTGGTCCTGAACGATGTGGTCAATTGATTAATGACATTCAATCCATTGTGACTCAATACAATTTGTATACGGGTTTCTCAGTTGGCACATCCGATTTGATTGCAAATCAAGTTACCTTAGACTTCGTTGCAGATCAACTTAAAACAGGTCGTGATCGTGTGTCTGTCATCTTATCGGATATGCACGCAGGTCAGTTTATGAACGTCTCAGGTCTCTCAGACGGAGAAGATTTGGAAGACAAGATTTCGTCTGCTCTGAAGGACGTTGCTGCCAATATCAATACGGAAGTGATCAAGAGTATGTCCAAGGACAATCGTATTGTTCAGATGGTTGACTCAGGATCCAAAGGAGGTGAGCATAACATTACTCAGATGGTTGCTCTTCTTGGACAACAATTGATTGAAGGTAAACGAGTTCAGTATACGTTGCAAGATAGAACTCTTCCTCATTTCTCACGATACGATGACGGTGTTGAATCTCGTGGATTCGTTCAACATTCCTTTGTAGATGGATTGATGCCTGCTGAGTTCTTCTATCACGCTCAGGCAGGTCGTGAAGGATTGATTGATACTGCAGTCAAAACTTCAGATACAGGATACATTCAGCGTAGGTTGATGAAATCCATGGAAGACCAACACGTAGAACATGATGGAACTGTGAGAAATGTGACTGGTTCAGTCATTCAGTTCGTCTATGGAGAAGACGGTATGGATACAGTTGCCGTAGAATCTCAAGAATGTAAGTTAGCGCTCATGACCTTGGAAAACATCTACCGAGAGTATGCATTGACTCCAGACGATGTGAATCCATTCCTCAAAGAGAGTGTGACTGAAACTCCAGATATGGTTGAAGAAATCATTGCGGACCGTGAACTGTTTGTTCGTTCAGTCTTCCGATATCGCAAGAATGATACAGTTCTTGCACCGGTTCATCTCAAGAGATTGGTAAGTAAATACGAGAATCCCTATTCAACCATGACGGACTTGACACCTGCGTATGTAGTTGCGGGACTGAACCGAATCATGAAATCGTTTCCACACAGTCGGGTCTTCCATGCATTGCTTCGATACTACTTGGCGCCCAAGAAGAGTATTGTAATTCATCGTTTCAGTGTGGCGCTCTTTGATGAACTCTTGAAAGACATTCAATTTCGTTCCATCAAGAGTCAGGTTCATTCAGGTGAAATGGTAGGTGCATTAGCAGCACAATCGATTGGTGAACCTACGACACAATTGACCTTGAATACCTTTCACTCTGCAGGAACGGTCAAGGCAAACGCTACTTCAGGTGTTCCGCGTATTGAAGAGTTGTTATCAGCATCGGCAAATCCTAAGAAACCAGGTAATACAGTCTACTTACTGCCACACATTTCTACAGATCAAGATGCGACTATCTCCAAGATGAAGGAGATTCAGCGTACAACCTTGCGAGACATTACTAAATCCGTTCGAATCTACTACGATCCTCCATCATCGGGAACAGCAGTTGAAGAAGACGCTGAGATTCTAGCGTTGTATCGAGAATTCACGATTATGAATGAAGCGTCTTGTGCATCCCCTTGGGTCATGCGTCTAGAATTGAATGACGCAGAACAGGCAGCACGTAATATCATTGACTTGACTGAAGTGGTTGCTAAGATTAGAAACTCAGGATTGAAGATCTTGGAATGTATGCATTCAGACGCTTCTGCAAAGAAGATCATCTTGCGAATGACCTTTGATACAAACACTATCAAGAACCCGACTCAACTGAGGTTCCTTGAAGAAAAGGTATTGGATACTGTATTGACTGGAGTCGATGGAGTGGGTGGAGTTCATTTGCGAAAGGTAAAGAATGAAATGATCTACGATGAAAAAGTTGCCGGATACACACAGAAAGAGCAATATGTTCTAGATGTGGACGGAACCAATTTGTATCAACTCATGGTCTTCCCAGGTGGAGATGGAACACGTACGTTCTCAAATGACATTCACGAAATCAACGATGTGTTTGGTATTGAATCCGCGCGCTTGGCAATCTTTGAGGAGTTTTCAGAAGTCTTCGTTTCAGAAAAGGTGAATTACCACCATCTGAGTGTATTGGTCGACAGCATGACCTTCTCAGGAAGGATTGTAGCGGTTAACCGATTCGGTATGAACAAGAATGAAACTGGAGTTCTGGCGCGATCTTCATTTGAAGAGACTAGCAAGAATATGTTCAATGCTGCAATGGGAGGTGAATATGATACTATGAGAGGTGTGTCTGCTAACATCATGTTCGGACAGAAACCACCCTGTGGAACAGGATTTGTGGATATCTTGGTAGATGAATCACGTCTACCGGATGGACCCGACGAAGAACCTGAAGACACAACCTTGCAAGATGTCAATCAACGATTGAGCGCCTTACCTGAGAGTTCATGTCGTCTCGAAGACATCTTGATGGACTGGTAAGTTTTAAAGTATTGAAAGAAAGTAATGAGTGGGGAACCTGATGAGAATGAAGAACATATAGACATTCTTAAAACAGACTCAATTTTTGATTTTAACTTTGTTAAACCTTTGCCTATAAAAGTAACACCAAAAGAACAAGAATTAACTCAAGTAGTAGATGATGATATTTTTCAAGCGTCACAAGCAGGTGCTACTGAAGTATACCTAGAAGAACTAGAAGAAAAAAAAGAACAAAGTAAAAAATCTGAAATAAATGCTCAGGCAAGGGAAGTATCAAAAGAAGTACTAAATGAAAGAGGATTCTCACCTATTACTGAAGAAACTGAAGAAGATGAAACAACTACATCTGAAGAAGAAGTACCTATAGAAACAACAAGATCTAAACGAACTCCTAAACTATCATTTAAGATAACTGAAAATTTAAGACAAGAAGAAGAAATAGCTCAAGCTGCTAGAGAAAGAGAAAATCAAAAGAAAAGCAAATCACAACTTGCACAAGTACGATCTACTGATATAGATCAAGACATTTCAACTTCAGAAAATGGAGGTATAACTGATAGTAGTATTGCAAGTATTGCAAAAAGGTTTATTACACCAAATTTACGTCTTGAAACTTATAATCCTACTAGTCAAGCAACAGTAATATATGGTGAACAATTAAAAGATTTAACAAAACCAGATTCACTTTGTTCTTTATGTGGATTTCAACTCAAAGACAGAATCTCTTATTGGCATAATAAAATCCATAATCCAGACGATCCAGAAAAACTTACTTGGAGTTATGATCATTTTGTTCCAGTTAATTTTTCTGCTGTTGTATTTCGTATTCCAACTTCTAAAAGTAAACATGATGATAAAGAGAAAGAATATCTTAAAAACATTGGACATATAGCATGTTACCATTGTAACTATGAAAAATCACAACGTATGTTCATAACCTGTCCTGTAAAAAATCAAGTTAAAGATTTTCAAAATTTCACACCAAATGAAGATTCAATTACGCTTTTTGTTCATGACTTATATAAAAGTCAAAATAAGAATGGTTGGTCAAAAGAAGGAGATAAAATAAAGAGAACATTAACAAAATGTTTAACAAACGAGCAGAAACATTATGCTACGTGGATACGAGAAAGAATAAAAGCTATAACAACATTAGCGGAGAATGTATGCACTATACTTAAAACTCAAATTGATGTTGGTTCAGTTAATAAACGATATAGACTTACACAAGTTCTTATATTAAAAGCTGATACACTTCTTAAAGAAAATGCAGAATATAACAATTTAGAAAGTAAATCTAAGAAAATTAGATATAGGAAAGCGTATATTGCTAAATTATTTGCCGCTACTGAAGAGAAGTTTCCTGAACCTTGGAAGGGTGATCCTCTTGTTTTAACTGATGAACAAGAACGTAGAGCTGGTTCACGTCGTAAACTCAAGAAGAAGAATAAACGCAAGACCTACAGACGAAAACGATTATTCTAAAAAAGTTTGGGAAGACGAAGACGACGACCTCCGAACATAGTAGGAGTGGAAGGCGTGTTCAAGACCAATGCATAGTATGGGTAGTAGAATGTAGCAAAGAAGAAGTCCAGGATCGCCCAACCGATCGACCCGTACTTCGCATACGATAAACTTGCGGCACCCAAATGCCAGACAAGTCCTACAATGATTCCAAACACAAGGGAGATGATTGCCCATGGACTCATCTCAACCTTGGTGTCTTTGGGCGTTTCTTTACTTTCAGGCATCGGTGGTGGTCCAGGAGGTGAGGAAGGCATCTTTAGTAAATAATCAGGAAACAAAGTAATGGTTAACTTGACTCATGCAGAGTTGGCAGAAATTACAACTCAATCATTGCCTGCTGCAAGTTTAGAAGCGCTTGAGACTCTACGTAGAGAGATGTGTACAGCGTCATTTGCTCTCCAACCTCAACAGAAGTTTTTACGTAGAGTTTTGTCTCCCGATTCACCCACGCGAAATTTACTGATGGTTCACGGCACGGGGGTTGGTAAATGTCATGGACGAGGAACTCCAATTCTAATGTATGATGGGTCAACAAAACTAGTTGAAGATGTGAATGTAGGTGATCATTTAATGGGTGACGATTCAACGCCTAGAAAAGTTGAATCACTTGCTCGTGGACGTGATCAAATGTTTAGAGTCACGTCCATTAAGGGTGAATCCTACGTTGTTAACAGTGAACACATTCTTTGTTTGCAACACACTTCTGAACGAAATACCGTATTTGAAATCACTGTGAATGAATTTTTGAAACTAAGTAATAAACTTCAGAGAAATCTTAAGGGATATAAAACTGCAATTAACTTTCCTTCTAAACCTATTGACTTTGACCCATATATTCTAGGTGTTTGGTTAGGTGATGGATCTCAACGTGATCCAGTAATTAGTTCTCAAGATTCAGTGATCCTTTTTTATCTACGAGAATTCTGTCAACGAAATAATTCAGTTCTTACATTTCAAAGTGGATATGATTATCGTATTTCATCAGTTTCAAGACATACAGAAAACGTATTTTTATCGTTTTTGAAAAGATACAATTTACTTAATAATAAACACGTTCCTGAACTTTATAAAGTGAATTCAGAAGAGGTGAGATTACAAGTTCTTGCAGGTTTAATGGATACAGATGGAACACTTAGCAATAACACATATGAAATTATTCAGAAGTCAAAGCAAATTACAGATGATATTGTATTTTTGGCAAGATCACTAGGTCTTGCAACGACTACACGAATTGTTGAGAAATCATGTATCTATAAGGGACAGCGAGTTTCAGGTAAGTATTACAGAACATTAATAAGTGGAAATACTGACCGAATACCAGTGAAACTTTTGAGAAAGAAGGCAAATCCTAGAAAACAAATCAAAGATGTATTACGATATGGAATTACATTGACTCCATTAGGAGAAGATGATTACTATGGATTCATAATAGATGGAAATCATAGATATGTTCTTGGAGATTTTACAGTTACACATAATACCTGCTCTGCGATTCAAGTTGCGGAAGAGTATATCCTACGTCCTGAATTTCAGGATAAGAAAGTGATGGTTGTGGCGTCTCGTGCAGTTCAAGAGAACTTCAGGACTCAAATCTTTGATATGTCACGTGTTCATTTAGATGCGGTGAGTAACACGCTTAGTTCAAAACAATGTACTGGACGTCGATACCTAGATATGTTATTACGAATTGAATCGGAACCCAAAAACTGGGCAAATCCTGAAATCGTATCACGATTGGAAACAACTTCAGATCGAATCATTGATGAATTCTACGAATTTACGGCCTATGCATCATTTGGAATTCGTTTGCTTGAAAAACTAACTGGAACTGAAAAGGACATTGATACTGCTTGGATCCACGAAAACTTCGACAATCGTCTATTGATTATTGATGAAGCACATAACATTCGATCTCAAGATACACAGATTGCTTTAGGTCTTGAACAATTGGTAAAAGTAGCGGATGGACTTGTTATTGTCTTGTTGACTGCTACACCGATGTTTGACAGTTATGAAGAGATCCTCTTTTACATGAATCTCTTTTTATGGAATGATCGCAAACAACCGTTCAAAACAAAATTGAACGCTTCTGATTTTTTCACTGCGGACGCTGAACTCAAAGTTGAATCCGAAGGGTTGTTTCGTCAATGGTGTCAGGACTATGTATCCTACGCAAAGGGTGAAAATCCATTCACATTTCCATTCCGTCTTCCTCCACCAATCATTGCTTCTCCTACGACTATGATCACAGGATTTAATGGAAAGACCATTGCAGATCAGGATCGTATTAAGTATTTGACATTAGTTGCATCTCAAGCCACTGGATTTCAACAAGAAGTACTTCGTTCATCCAAACATGAAGACGATGAATCAAAACGTCAAGCAATGATTGCTCCTACATTGTCTGTATTTCCAAAGAACAAGAAATTCAAAGAAGTGTTTAACCAAACTAAAAACCAATATTCCTATACAGATACTCCTTTTTTGACACCCGCACTGTTACCTGAATATGCTTCTAAATTCGTCACGGTCTTGAAATCCATTGAAGAATCTAGTGGAGTCTGCCTGGTGTATTCTAATTATGTTGAACGTGGTGCACTTCCATTTGCAATGGCGTTGGAAGAACATGGATATACACCTCAGTCAGGAAACACATTACTTGTAAAGTCTTCCTATACAGGACCTTCTAAAGGCAAATACATCTTGCTTTCATCCACTGCGTCCGACGCTGAAATCTCTGCAATGTTGTCCGTAGTCAAGAACCGATCCAACGTATCTGGAAAGAACATCAAAGTTGTGGTGACAAGTCCTTTAGCAGCAGAAGGTATTGACTTTAGGTTCATTCGTCAAGTTCATATTTTGGATCCTTGGTGGAACATGAGTCGAATTGAACAAGTTGTTGGACGTGCATTACGAACCTGTAGTCATCAAGATTTGATTCCAAAAGAACAGAATTGTACTGTCTATCTTCATATCATTCGTGCAGAAGACACTCGTGAAACGTTTGATGAATACACGTATCGAACTAAAGTTGAAGTCAAAGGAATACGAATTGCTAAAGTTCGAAAACTGATTGCTGAGTCTGCAATGGATTGTCCTCTTCAATTAGCGCTTCCTTCCGATTGGAAAGAATTAGTCGTTCCTCAAATTCGTGATGAAGGTCATGAAGAGGTTTCGTATCCACTGAAAGGAATGTTAGCGCCTACTTTTGATGAATCACCAGACGTTGAACAATGTAAGATTACACCCAGTGTTCCAGACCCAGATCATGTTCGTCCTCTTTCAAGTTATCTAGATTCACGTGATGAGATTCTTGCAAAAGTGGGTCGATTGTTTATTGATAAATCCATTTGGGATCGTGAGCAATTGTTCTCAGCGTTACGTCCATTTAGTCGTGATGTAGTCATCTACACATTACAACAAGCCATCTCAAGTTCGTTCCGATTTTCTGATTCCTTCGGACGCCCAAGTGTTCTTGAATCCAAAGGAGATTTGTATGCATTGGCGCCCTTGGATGTACCGAACCGAACACTCATTGAACGAACCACTCAACCTTCAAAGACATTTGAACTTCTTTTACCTGCTGCTCCACCTGTAGAAGAGACTCCACAACTTCAATCCGATGTCCTAGACACTAAACGTGATGCATTCAAATTCCCTGGAAATGCGGACACACGATTTTCAAAGGAAGTCAGGAATGGGTATATCTTTGACCATGTGTTTACACCGGTTGAGAAGAAGGAATATTTAAAAACAAATCCAGACTTACCCTTTGCGGATCGTCTCAAGATTCCAGACACTGAGATTTGGGTGAGTGGAGACGAAGAGTTAGTCGGTGAAGACTTAACACGATACAATGAGTGGAAAGAAGCGTTAGTCAACCGATATGTTGGTGATAAATCTACATTAATTGCCTCCATGGCTCCTAATGGATTGTTTACTTTGACTCCATCGGAAGATAAAGATGATGTTCCAGTTCGCACTAGCAACAGTCTAGTCGTCTGTAAAACAGGAAAGAATTCAATTGGACGTATGAAAGAGGTTGTAAAGTTTTTAGATATCAATGGAGTTGGAGTCCCCAAGGAACTGACTGGAGATGCGTTTTGTACATATTCTGAACTTCTTGCACGTGAACAACATAACTGTGCATGGTATACACCTGAAGAAATCAAGGTGTTGAACTTACCGGATGTTAAAAAGAAGCTTAAACGTTCGTTGGCATAAAACGAAAAGTATCCAGACTAGAATCAAGAAGGCATAATGGAGACACTGTATGAACGTCGGGAACTGACTCGTTCAGTTCACATTCATGCCCGATTCCTTCAACGTAATATTCATGCAAGTTTAGTAGACCAATTACGTAATAAATATGAAGGAGTCTGTCTTTCTGAAGGATATGTTCAACCACGTAGTATCACCATTGCAGATTACTCTCTGGGTCGCACGAACATTCTGAAAGGCGGATTAGATTACAGTGTTAAGTTTCAAGCAGATGTATGTCTTCCTCATATCGGACAAGTGTTTCGTGCACCAGTTGTATTAAAGAGCAAAATTGGTCTTCATGCAGAGACCTCACCTGTCAAGGTATTACTTCCTCGTGATTTGCACATCGGAAATCCAGACTTTGACAGTGTTGAGGTTGGACAGACGATTGAATTTGATGTAGTTGGAACTCGATTTCAACAAGGAGATAAAACAATTATTGTGCTCGGAAAACTAAGGGAAGTGATTCGCCCTGCACTTGAAACTGAGACTGCTGAACCTGAGACACAACAAGTGATTGCTGCTCCTGTGTCCAGAGAGGATTCAAATCAACGCACAGTGACTGTAGACATTGAAAAAACCAAACCTTCAGGTGAATCGCGTAGGAAGAAGTTGATTCGTACTGTTGCGCCAAATACAAATGAATCGAAACAGGAAGGAAAAAGTGAAGGAACAACTTGAACTTCTTGACGCAAATGAACATGCACAAATTTTTAAGATTATTAATCAATATACTACAACCTTTACAAAAACACAAACCGGTGTTCTAGTATCGTCAGATGTTCTTCCTGACGCCTGTATTCTTGAAATTGAAAAGATGATTGCTTTTTACATCGATCAACATAAGATGATGGAATCAGACGCAATTGAACGTAAGGCATATGAAACCCGGTAACCTAAGCAACCCGTTGCTATTCTGCCAAGTCCTTTATACAGAGGCCTTGTCAAAATGGACATAAATCATTCACTCTTAAAGATAAGGCAAATGGAGTCTATTATTCCTCCAAACGCACGAAACACTCTGAAAGAGTTTGCTTCGTTTGTGAAAAAGGATACACATGCAGAACTTGAATGCAAGATCCTCCCTAGCAAAATTCATACAAAGGATGTAGCGGATCGTATCATTGCATCCATTCAATTGCATTCACGTGGACCCCCAGTTGAAGAGCATCGCGCTACCTTTTCTTATTCAGACGGTAAAAGGGTTGTAGTGGTTGGAGCTGAGAACATTCACAAAGTATGCACAACCGGTAGTTTTAGAGGAGTCCCTCTTGAAGTTGAACGAAAACGTCGTTACTTTGAAGTCGTATCAGCAATTACAGGAAAATCGGATATGATTGATTTACCTGATGGTTCCATTCGATTCACACTCCGTCATGAAGAGTCTCTTCGAAAGGACTTTTCCGGGGCGCCAATGGATTCAGCGTCACATGTTCGTATTCTTCATCGAAAGTCATGGATAAGTATTGATGGATTGGTTCGTTATGACTTTTCACAAAGCAAATCCAAGACTAAAGAGACTAAGACATTTAATGATATCTTAAAACAGACACCCAATTATGAACTTGAGTTGGAAGTCTTGGACCGAACAAAGACACCGGATACAATGGTTGCTTCAATGATTAAACACATCACACCCATTCTTGCTGCGTTTCAAGGATCAGCCTTTCTGCTCACCAATTCAGAGATGGAAAGTTATAAGATGGAGTTTGCAAATTTGAAACTTCCCTTCTTAAGTCCTGTGACCTTAGAACGTCAACATCTTCAAACTGACCGCGCAAACAATATTCTATCAGGATACACGGTCACAAACAAAGCAGATGGTGAACGTTGTTTCTTAGTTGTGATGCGTGATCTACGCGTGATGAGAATCACACCAAGTTCAATTGTGACATGGACAGGGTTGACTGCCAAAGACAAGATTCATATGAATGATGTGATTGACGGTGAATACCTTGCAGACCGAAACACATTCTTCATCTTTGATGTCTACAAGTTCAGAGGGTCGGATGTACGTCGTCTTCCTTTGCTACGAGACGATGGACCTTCTCGTCTAGGACACGCTCGTGACTTTGTAAGTCAATTATCCACTGAATTTATGGCGTTACCCACTCCAAAACCCTTTCGTATCGAAACTAAACTCTTTCTATCCGGTGATGGACCTGTAATGGAAGAAGCCATTCGAACGATTTTGGATACTAAATTTGAATATCCAATTGATGGACTTGTCTTTACTCCTAAAACCATGTCGGTTCCAAGTCCAAAAGGAAATACATGGTCCAGTGTCTACAAATGGAAACCTGCTTCGCACAACAGTATTGATTTCCTTGTCAAGTTCAAACCGGGTGAGAGTTTTGACACTGTCTTGGAGAAACGTGTACTCAAAGGAACTTTGTATGTCTCGCGTGGATCAGATGTAGTTGTTCATCCTTGTGAAACTATGACGGGTGAATACGTTGCTCCTGAACTTCCTGCCGAGTATCGTGGTCAGAATCGTATTCCGTCACCCTTTCAACCTATGGTTCCTAAAGCGCCAGATGCACACATCATTTCACTTCCTCTGAACGAAAAGGGAGTTCCAGTAGACCAAGAAGGTAATCGAATTGAAGATAATACAATCATTGAGTGTGCATACGATACAGACAAGGATCGTTGGAGTATTATGCGAACTCGATATGACAAGACCTATCAATACAAAGTGCTAGGCAAACCACAATTTGGAAATGATATTTCTGTTGCAGATTCCATTTGGACAAACATTCATGTTCCAATTACCGAGGATATGATTCGTACACTTGTTACTAGTCCACCCGATACAACCTTTGAAGATGATTTGTATTATCGAGACACATTAGAGTCACGAGATCGTATTCTCAAAGATGTCTACGGATTTCACAACCGTATCAAGGAAGCACTGTATACATCCACTATCAAACCTGGCGATTCCTTGCTTGAACTTGCTGTTGGACGTGCAGGAGACTTACTGAAATGGAAACGTTCTAAACCTTCCTTAGTCGTAGGGATTGATTCATCATTCTCCAATCTGATGTCTCCACGTCAAGGAGCGTGTGTTCGGTATGTGAAAGAAAGCATGAAACATCCATTGCCTCCTGTTCTCTTCTTTCAAGGCGACATGACTCAACCCCTCTTTCAAGGAGATAATGTGTATGCAAACATTGTTGCAGGAACTCAACCACCCACAACTCCCTATTTGAGACAGTTTGCAGGACATACTGAATTTGACGCTATTTCATGCCAGTTTGCAATTCATTACGCTTGTGAGTCTGAAGAGACATTCAAAACCTTTGCAACCAATCTTGAGACTCATGGTAAGCGTAGTTTCTTCGGAACGTGTTTGGATGGAGCATCTGTCTACGCATTGTTATTGGGGAAACAGAGTCATATGTTTCGTGTAGGTCGACAAGTCTTTGGAGAGTTTGTTAAGCAATATGATGATGGAGTTGGATGGACTGAAGAGTTTGGACAACCCATTTCAGTACACCTAGAAAGTTTTGAACAACCTCAAAAGGAATACTTAGTCCCCTTTGCGAAACTCACTCAACGATTGGAAGAAGCAGGGTATGAATTAGTTGAAACAAAACTGTTCTCCGATCATTATGCAGAACAAAACCAAGTATTATTCTCTCAAGAACATCAAGCGTTCAGTTTCCTACATCGAAGTTTCGTATTCAAGAAGTCAGACAAACCCAAAATCACTGAAAAGCAGGAAGTCACTGTTCCGGTGATTGAGGAGTCCAAGGAGGAATCCAAGGAGGAATCCAAGGACGAACGAAGTGAACCTGATACTGCAAAGAAACCCGTTAAGAAACGAATCATTAAAAAGGCGGAACCTGGAAGTGAACCGGTGTTGTTCTTAGGTGCAGATGAAGGAAAAGGTGAATGGAGAATTCTGTCAAATATGTATGAAGCACCCTTTCAAATCGATTCAATTACATTTCCAACTGTTGAACATTACTTTCAATGGTCCAAAGCAAAGGCGTTCGGTGATGGCGCTACTGCAGATAAGATATTGAAAACACCGTCCCCTAAAGCAGTCAAAGCGTTGGGTAAGAAAGTCAAGGATTTCGTAGAAGAAGAATGGAGTGCAAAGAAGGATGGAATTATGCGTATGGCGCTCAAATCAAAGTTCATTCAACATCCAGATTTGAAAACTAAACTACTAGAAACTGGAACACGTCCAGTTGGAGAAGCGTCTGCGCGTGATAAGTATTGGGGTATTGGAACATCTGCAGATACTGCAAAAGCAAACGATCCATCGAAATGGCCTGGCAAGAACGTGACTGGAAAACTCTTGATGGAACTGCGAACGGAATTTAAGGAGTAAAACCACATAGAGAAGTATGAAGTATCCAAACATTCTCTTCTTTCGAGATGAATCCTATTCAGAAATTGATACCTTTTTATCTGAAAACGAGGAGAAACTTAATTGCACTGTGAATCCAACCTCAGATCCTAATGAAGTACTAAAACTTTTTGATTCCAATTACCATTTGATTGTGACCTATGGTAAGTCTGAAAGTGAGTATTATGGACGTATGGGAAACCTTGTGAACCGAATGCGTCTACGATGGCTTCACTTTTACGAAAACATCAAAAATTTGGATGCATTCAATCGAGGTGTGAATTTCTGCTACATTCACAACTGTTTGCTTCCACACACAATGACTCGTCCTGTTTTTTCAGTGTTCACAACTTGCTACAATTCATACGAAAAGTTCCATCGTCCTTACAATAGTTTGAAGGCGCAATCACTTCAAGATTGGGAATGGGTAGTGATTGATGACTCTCCAGATGATAAACACTTTGAGTTTCTTAGAACACTTGCAAAGGCGGATTCACGTATTCGTCTCTATCGTAGATCTGAAAATAGTGGTAACATTGGTAATGTGAAAAACGAAGCAGCATCTCTTTGCAGAGGCAAGTATCTTCTTGAATTAGATCACGATGATGAAATTCTGCCAGACTGTCTTTCAGATGCAGAAAAGGTCTTTGAAAAGGATCCAGAAGTAGGATTTGTCTACATGGACACAGCACATCTCTACGAGAACGGAAACACTCATTCCTATGGGGATCATTTTGGACTAGGATATGCAGGATACTACTGTCAGAAACACAATGGAACCTGGGTCAATGTGATTTCAACACCCAATATCAATAACTACACATTATCACACATTGTAGGTGTTCCAAATCACCCTCGTATTTGGAGAAGAACAACCTTGCATGAACTTGGAAACTATTCTGAGTTTCTTCCAATCTGTGATGACCAAGAATTACTTCTAAGAACTGCAGTGAAGACCAAAATGGCGCGAGTTCACAAGTTGGCATACATTCAGTATATGAACGACGGATGGAATAACTTTTCACTGATTCGAAATTCAGAAATCAATCGACTGGGTCCTCAGTTTATTGTTCCACAGGCGTATGCAGAATACAAAATCGATGACGCTATGCGAAAAAGGAACGCGTTTGAAGAACCTACACCGAATTGGTGGGCGCTTCCAATGTGGAAACGTGAAAACTTCACAAACAAATATTGCAATGATTTGATTAACTTGAATCATAAAAAGCAGTATTGTATTCTTGGATATTCATGTTTGATGGAACGCATTGAGTCCATTCGTGAACTCTATGCAAACCCTGAGAACGACTTTTTAGTGCTGGAGAATGGAATGTCCAAAGAAGACTTATGTAAAATCTTGGATTCACTCAAACTCAGTCGTATGAGATGTTATGCTTTGTCAGACTGTAACTGGGAACAATTGCGCGCCTACTTCTTTCTAGTCTACAAGAGCACAGATGACTATGAAGTTTGGACTTCTAGTGAGTCTGCCTGTAATACTCTGCATACGTCAGTGACGGTGCCTGTGATTGATCCTGAGGAGCAAGACCAGGAACAAATCGTTGAGACAACTTTGCCCCAACAATCTGAGTTGCTTGTTCAGGAGTGATTTCACCTTTCTCAATCTTTCGTTTGAGTGTAAGCATTTCAAAAAAGGTTTGGTCTAACCGATCTTCTGCATGCATTTGAAAAAGAGAAGGATAGTTGAAATACAATAACTTGTTTTCGTCTTGAAGTTTCTCTTCATACGCTATTTTGTTGGATTTGAGATGAGACCATTTCTCTTTAGATCCATCCATTGTACGCACCAACGCTTGAATTTGTGTAGCGCTCAAATCTTCATCGTTGATTCCACGGGTTCCTGCTTCAACCTCTCTAGGAGTAAGTTCTCGTGTTGTATTGGGCATACTTATACTTTCAGAAGTGTCTTTAATTGGGAGACTAACGCTGCACATTCATCGTGTGTAGTCATTCCTGTAAGAATAATTTGACCCGTTCGAAATACCTTTGCAATCCATTTAGTTCCTGAAAAGTAGATCTTCACTGCAGGATAGACTGCAGGTTCATAGATAGTTGTTACACCTTGACTTCTTAATGAAGCGTACAAGGCGTCTCTTGAAAGATTTGTAGTCTCTGCTAATTTAGTCTTGTAGTTCATGAGAACTACTCGACGTGTATCAGTCCATTCACCTGAAAGAATTGCATCTGAACAATGTTCTATGATTTGACTTCTCAACTGTGTAGTCACATCACGGTCATATTCTTCATCCAATACACCTGTAATATGAAAGACCCCATTTTGAAAGATTTTGACTGTGATTTCTTTGCGAGGAAACTTACCATTACCATCGGACATGAGAACGACGGTAATTGAATTATGTCCAAATCCAGTCGTACGCTTGGGAGGTGTAGTTTTAGTTCTTCGTTTAATTAGATCGCGTTTAGATGAACCACGTTTAACAACTCCTTGCTTCTCCACTTTGATGACTGACTTTGTTAGTGGAAGTGTCTGCGCTAGAATATCTGTATTGAGTCGTACTCCCATTGTGTAGAGAACGACCATCGTTGTGAGTGTTGGTGAGTCCATTGTACTGTGGGTCTGTATACACGCAATCAATTTCATTTTTCCACGCTTGAGAAAATGCAAGAGGAAACTGAGAGATAACGATACATTGAAACTTACGAATTGCTTTTCTCAAAACAACTTCTTCATGTGGAGTTAACATCCATCCATCTAAATACCCAAACCAAAGTGTGCCGGTTGTCTGATGCGCTACTAAATCTAAGACAGTGTCCATCCATTGATCTAAAGGAACAATCGATAAATCAAAACAACCAGTAGGTTTGGGGATTTTATAGGTATATACGGTCAACATGATTACATTGAGACATACATGTTTAAGCGTTACGATCTGCCGTATGAGGCCAGTTAATTACGCTCTTCAATGCAGAGGATTGAGCAACAGTAAGACGACAATTGCATCCATCTGCAAGTACAACCTTCTTGCAGTTCGGGCAACAGTTGTTAGTGTATCCATTTCCATACATCTGACGTGCTGCCTGAATCTTGGACAATTCAGCGTCGGCTCTTAATTTATCGTTTATTTCAGGAAGTTGAGTTGAAGATAAACAAGGCATAGTATTTGTGATTTGTGACGCCTTAGCGTTTGCACGAGTTGACGATTGCGCTACCGCTTGTCCTGCTGTAAACTCTGCATACATCGGTGCATCTTGAACAGTGTGTCCACCTCCATGAAGATATCCTGCAGCACTGCGAGTAGAAGGAGCGTTCAAGACAAGTGCACACGCAGTGGAAGCCACACGTGTTTCCAAGTTACCAGATGCCGCAAGACGTCTGACTATCTCAGTTTGATGACCTGCATCACGATGAGGTCGTGTATCCGTAATGGTCACCATTCGTTGTTTCATGCGTCCAAGATATTCACTATAGGAGGACATTTACTCTTATCTTCTAGGTAAAAAAAGAATGGAGGGGGTGAAACTGAGGATCCGAATTCCTAAACTCTGGTTGTGTCCAGAAGACACTTGCTCTGAGTTTTCGAAGAATGAGTCGTATTGCGATAAGTGTTTATACACCCGGATGGGTAAACATGTGCCTACGACAGCATTCGCGAGTAAGATTCAAATCGTTCATCGCCCTACCTTCGGCAGTGATGGTAGTCGTCTTCGAAAGGTATACTAATTCATCTTTTTCAGAACGTCCATCTTGTTTACGATATTTGGCAACGAGAGCAAGAAACGTCTTCCATTTTCCAGCAAGAGGAAGATTGCATGTATAACACTTTACGCAAATCGGGAAATCCATTGTGCCTCTTCTTGTCTTGACTCCCTAGTTTCCGTTTTTCTTATCTGCCCGAAGAACAATGAAGTTTCCCAAACAGTGGCTCCTAATTCTCTTGGTAATTGCAATCGTCTTAGCGTTTGCCTATATTACCTTTGTCCCTAACCGTCTTCAGCAAAAAATTGATTCAGACGTGGCAAAGGTGAGTGCCCGTTTTACTCCCTCTGAGTCTATTGATTTGTCCATGGCGATGAAGATTCTGACCCATGACCCTCCACAAATGATGAACCCTCCTGAACAAGGTCCTCCTTTATTATTGTTTCCTCCCTCTGCCGAAGACTTGGCAAAACTTTCAGGAGAATAAGCAATGAGTCCATTCAAAAAGTGGTTATTGAGTATTATTGTAGTGATTGCGTTAATTCATACCATCGGTGGTGGATTTGCTAACATGTTTGGACCGATTCTGTATCCATTTACTGCTGCCCACGGATGGAATGAAGGATTAATTTTTATGATTTTGGCACTTGTAGTCGCTATCGCGTTGAAGTAATCACCAAATGCTTTCAAGTTCCTGAACACTCCAGAATTCGGAGGTATTGTTCGGGAGTTGTCTTCGAATAATATACGGTAACTTTCTCTCTGCAATTTCCATCTTCGCAACCGTCCACAGAAACATGGGGTCGGATGTTTTGAGTCCTTTTAGATCCACTAAGGGTTTAGCGCCTTCGGCAAGTTGTTGTGCTCGCGTAGCAATCAAGGTTGTGTATTCATATTTGGTGAAATACGGTCTTGTAATTCTTATTTGTTTTCCCATTTCCAACACTTCATTTCGGAAGACCGGTTTAACTTCAGGGTGTAGCTCCATACTTACCTCTTGCGTTGAACTTCTTTTATCCGTTTTGACATAAATGCCTATCATCCCAACTCAACCTTCCGATATTACTCGTCTTGCTCGTGTTTCTGCAACCTTCACACGAGATCCCGAGAAAAAGTCCAGAACTTTCGTGGCTCCTCTGAAATCCGATATTGGAACCCTTGCAAAAGCAGAGCTGTTTGGACGAGGTAGTGTTCTTGCGACACCTAGATGGACATCACCTGCTTTTGTAGGCGGACGTATTTTCCGTCTCTAATCACAAATGCCGACTCTCTCTGCATCCGACTATACGAATTTCATTAAAGTTCAGGCTGCCGCACAGTCCTATCGCAATGGCGCAATTCCCAAAAAGATTCAAACAAGTGATCAAGTCGTTCCTCTTCAATCTCAGTTGAATGCTCAATTGCTCGCAAGTCAGGCAGCGTATGTAGTAAAACCGAGTGCATCCACACTTCGAACAAACGCCAGTGTTCTTCCATATGATGGGATTGGAAAAGTGAATAATCCAAAAAATTTGTCCACCGTAGGTCAGTCTGGAACCTTGAGTTCAGGTAAGACTCAGCAATTAGGTGGTCTACCGTTGACTGCTGCATTAGGTTCAGGTGTGTATTCTCCAACACCTCAATTGGCTCGTGTGAATACTAGAGCAACAGGCGCCTACAAATCAGTTCGTCAACCAGTTTAAGGACACGTCCCCCAAAGGGGTCCTCATGGACCCCGTCCCCCAAAGGGGTCCTCATGGACCCCGTCCCCCAAAGGGGTCCTCATGGACCCCGTGCCGACTGCTTCCAGGTAGCGTCACACACTGCACACTGATACATCCAAACTACATTTTTGGCGTCCAACTTGATGCCTACAATGTTAGACTCTTTGCCTTTGGTCGGACACGGAGGTGAACGTGTCGTATTGGGACACTTCATGTTTGTGAACCTCGGAAGCGTTGGATCATACTTCAGATATGGATTAATAGAGAACTGAATCGAGGTATCTTGCATTAAATCATGGTCATAGACCACAGGGTTCTCCGACGTGATTTGTTCTTCGTAAGGACATTGACGACACTTGAGAAACGCTGACCCATCTCGCTCTTCGATATTGTAAAGCATATTATCACACTGTGTACAGAACTTCATATTGTGGTTAGATTTCCTTACTCTAAGTTCTTCCATTTTTTACTAGTCAGGAAACGTGCGTTTAAAATGGACAATGTCCCAACTACTTCTCTGTCCTTAGTATTACAGGATGCTTAAGTCAAAGTTAAATGATTTTCTCAACGGAACTGGAAAGGAGACCGATCCAGATAAGAAACGATATGGACGAGTTTCTAAAGGCGAAAACACAACACATAATGGAATGTCTGGGGGCGCTTGGTGCATTCAAGACGAAGACATACCTGAATTTTACAAACTCTATTGCGAATACTTGCGTGACAACGGTCCACTTCACATGACCGAGAAGAGCACACGAATTGGAGCAATGCGAATTGACTTGGACTTTATCTACGATGGAGAGAAGGATGATCACCTTCACACACAAGAGCAAGTGGTTGCATTCACAACTGCTTATATGGCGGAAGTGAAGAAGTTCATCAAGGTTCCAGAGGCAGTTGAGATCTTTGTGAGCGAGAAACCTAGACCTACCTATTACAAGGACAAGGACCGCTCAAAGTCAGGTCTCCATCTTGTCATTCCTGCAATCAAGACGAACCGTTTTGTAGAAGAGAGAATTCGAATGAACTTGGTTAACCGAATGCCTGAATTCTTTCCAGATTTACCTCTTGCAGAAGACTGGAGAAAGGTCTATGATCCATCACCACTGACTCATACAAATAACTGGACCTTACTCGGATCTAAAAAGAAGGAAGGAACACCCTATCAGATCAAGTATATCTTAGATTGGGATCCTGAAACTGGTGAAATGAGCATTGATAACAATGTTCCATTGATGACTACACCTGACCTTCTCAAGAAGATGACCGTTCGTTCGGCACCTTCTGAAGAGACACCGATGACTGAGTATGCAACTGAAGAACTCAAACCCCGTCTTCAAAATGCAGAGGATATGAAGATTTCTGGAGGCAATGCACTTCAACCAACACGAGGACGTCAAGCAGTCCGTGGAGACATTAACTCTCGAGGTTCTTCACCAGACAATACAGCATATCGTCAGTCATTGACTCCTGAAATCTTAGAATACTTGACTGCACATGTCTATAATCTTGCAGAGTTTCGATACAAGGAATATAAGGACTGGATTGATGTGGGTATTTGCTTGAAGAACATTCATCCAGAACTAGAGAGCGTGTTCTTAGAGTTCAGTAAACAAGATCCCAGAGCAAATGACCGTGAAATCTCAGCAAAGTGGAACTCATTCAGTTGGCGATCGGATGGTGCACGTCTTGAATTGCGTAACCTTCTGAAGTGGTCAAAGTTAGACAACTTCAGTAAGTATGAAGAGATTGAGAGAACCAATGTCAGTCGATTGGTGAAGGAAGCAGCAAATGCTGGAACAGAACATGATGTTGCTCAAGTTGTGTATGCAATGTTTCGAGACAGTTTTAAGTGTGCGAAGTATGGAAACAACACTTGGTATCGCTTTGATGGAAATAAGTGGTGTGAAACAGATCATGGTGTAGCGCTTCTGAAACTGTTGTCTGAAGATGTCCGTAAGCAGTTCAGAGAAGGTGAAAAGCAAATGATTCAGATGGCTGAAAATGCAGGTGCGTGTATTTGCGAAGGGAAGAATGTGAATCCTAATTGTGAATCTTGTAAGCATGATACTGAAAAGATGAAGTACATCTCTATGCAGATCAAGTTGAAGACTTGTAAGTTCACAGAGAACGTGATGAAGATGAGTCGATTGCTGTTCTTGGATGAGGACTTTGGAAAGAAGTTGGATGAGAACAAGAATCTGATTGCCTTTGCAAATGGAGTCTTTGATTCATCCACAATGGAGTTTCGTCAGGGTCGTCCAGACGATTGTATCAGCTTCTCCACCAAAATCAACTATGATCCAGAACGAGAACATACGACCTATGAATGTTGGGCAGAGATTGACAAGTTCCTACACGACGTTCAACCTGATCCAACCGTTCGCAATTATCTAGTTCGTAGACTAGCAACCTGTTTGAGAGGTGGAAATGACGCTCAGAAGTTTCATATTCTCACAGGAGATGGTTCAAACGGCAAATCTATGTTGACAAACTTAATGAGTGTTTCTTTTGGAGATTATGCAGGTAAGGTTCCAATTTCACTTCTTACACAGGGTCGTGCAAAATCTGCTGCTGCAGCACCTGAAGTTCTTCATATGAAAGGTCGTCGATTTGTGACTACACAAGAACCCGATGAAGCAGTTCCACTCAACACAGGATTGATGAAGGAGTTGGCATCTTGCGAGAAAATGGCGTATCGTGGTCTCTACAAAGACATCACAGAGTTTGAAATGCAAGCTCAGATCTTCCTCAGTTGTAATGAGAAACCCAAGGTCGGGGCAACAGATGGAGGTACATGGCGTAGATTGTGTGTTGTTCATTGGCCTTCCAAGTTTGTAGCCAATCCGACTGAATCACATCATAAACCTCTAGATGAGTCTATTCAGCAAAAAGTAATGAGTGAAGAATGGGCTACTTGCTTTCTATCCTATCTAGTTTCACTGTATCGTGAAGGCAATGGGTGGCGTAAACTCATGGCACCAGAGAAGGTTCTGGTCTATACCAATGAGTATCAGGAGGACTCGGATGCGATCGCACGTTTCATCCGTGAGTATGTTACACCTCTTGCAACGGGTGAAGTTGGAGAAAGTGTTACAACTGGAACAATTTATGCAGTGTTTCAACAGTGGAAGCGAACGAATGAGATCTCTAAGGGTTCAACTTCTGAACTCAAGAAGAGATTGGAAGGCACTTATGGACCACACCCTAGGAGCGGATGGACTTCCTTCCGGTTCGATACTTCTTAGATTGATAACGCTTAGAACCCTTGCGACCCGACCGTGTTCTGCGTCGACGAGCGCCGGTGATAGACGGATCTGCTGTTGCAGGAGGAAGAGATGAGACAGTTTGAGTTTCGGGTTCAGTTTTTCCCCATGATAAAGGATTGTACCAAACCATTTGATTTATTATAATCTTACCAATTTTTTAAATGGGCAAGAAGCTGAATGTGGTCTTAGACATTGACAATACATTTGTAGAATTTACCTTCAAGAAAGATGGAAAGTGGGATGCACTTCCGGAGACTGAACGTAGCAAATATAAGTTCAAGAATGGGTTTATTCTTCGTCCTCACTTTCATACGTTTTTCAAAAGTCTTAAGGGTCTCGTAAAATCCGTTAACTTATGGACTTGGTCAGACATTGACTACGCAAACGGTGTCGCAGAAATGATTACTGCTGAAACAGGATGCCCTATTCAAAACGTATGGTGTGATACAGATGCAGAAGCTTCAGGCGAAGAGACTGGTAATAGCAAGGATTTGAACTATCTGTGGTATACTAAAAAGATATTCCAACCTTGCGATACAATCATCATCGACGATCTTGCATCCAATTCTACCAATCCATCCAACTATCAGAATGGAATCTTGCTAAAACCTTTTGCTTTGTGGGGACGTGTTAAGAAGTCTCAACCCTATGGACCCTATCAAGACCTGTCGGAAGACGACACACTCTTGAAGGTTTTGGAGGAGTTGAAACGATTAGAAAAGGATGAAAACGTGTGCGCAGATGGAAAGGAAGAAACACCGCCGTTAGAAGATGCACTACGGATTAATGTGAGTGGAGGAAGAAGAAGGCGCCGCAAAATTACTCGACGCGCTTTGCGCCGATACGGGACAAAACGTAGGTCCTGAGGAGTCCAATGGTAAAAATGACCAAGATGAAGGAGACGACGAGGTTGACGAACGCAACTAAGACCTCACCGACCTTGAGTGTGATTCCACCCATGGAGAGAGTGAATGAACCAACACCCTTGCCTGCTGCTGCGGCAGGGGCGAGCAATGGGGTGAGGATGTCCTCAGAGAGAGACTTGAAGAACTCTCCAACAACACCTCCGAGGTAGAACGAAGCGGTCAAAATTATGATGTCGCGTGAATCAAGCATATTTATTAAGAACCACATACTTTATTTCGTAAAGACAATGGACACTCGCTTCTGGGGGCCGAGTTCGTGGCAATTATTTCACTTGATTGCGTTTACTTCAAAACATCCCGACGACGTCCTGAATCAGATGAAAGATGTACTTCCCTGTAAGTTTTGTAGACAATCCACAACTGAGTATGTTCATGAACACCCTCTTCGCGGCAATCCTGGTAAGTGGTTATATGACCTTCATAATCGAGTGAACCATAAATTGAGAACTCAATGCAAAAACGACCCTGCAGTCTTAGATCCAGGACCTGATCCAGAGTTTGAAGATGTCAAAAAACACTATCTTGCATTGAAACCCACCGCCGTTCCAGGTGGCGACTTTCTAGGATCCATTTCTGCAAACTATCCTGAAGAACCCGAATCCGAACAGATGGCAACGCAACGGACCTTTTTGCATTCATTGAGTAAAGTCTACCCATTTTCTAATCTACAAAAGGTATTTGAAACATATGTGAAACAAAATGAACCTACGTTGGATTCACGAAAGTCCTATATGAAGTGGATGCATGGATTACTTACGGTATTGTCCCGAGAAACTGGAACATCTATGCCAAGTTTCAAAGGGTTTGCTCACCATCTTGCGTATTACAGGAGCGGTTGCTCCAAAAAGACGTATCATGGAAAAACGTGTCGCAAACTCTCTGGAGGTGGAAGAACCAAATCCAGAGACCATGCGAAGACGTTTAGAGTTGCTCATAGTAAGTTACTTTGATTTAGGTTTCGTGAACGCTTGAACGGTAAGACGTGCATGCTTTGCTGAATATACTTCGGGTCTTTTTTCACGGGGTCTTTTTTTACGTTCTTGTCGTGTTTTAGGTGGTTCGTCCATTTGAATCTATTATTCTGACGCACAGAAATCCGTTTTAATACATTCCATAACCCATTCCCTTCATTTCATCCATTCCACCCTTGCGTGACTTGCGACCCTTGCGAGTCTTTCGGCGACCACCGACTGACGCTGGACTTAGAGGACCCGTGGACAAACTAGCGGAAGGTGTGACCTCAGCGCCGCCCTTGTAGGTCTTCTTTGCCATCTTGAGAATGTCACCGAACTTCTTTCCCTTGTGCGACTTCATTGTCTTCTTAACATGCGTCAACCACTTATTTGCTCGTTTAGCGCCACCAACTTCAGACATTTATTAAGAAGTGAAGAAGTTATTGTAGTCCCGCCGATTTTTCAACGAACCCCGGCGTGTTTCCAAATAGAATCCATTGGCAACCATACGCAGTTGCTACTTCAGGATTAATACCCTCTTTTCCAAACACAGGGTCGGGTGTGACCAATGTGATGGAATTACGATTAAATGAAACCAGTTCAGAGTATTCGTGTGGATGCACCGCTTGACCAAATGTCAGGCGACGTAAAGTTGAATCCGTCCACGATAGATTGACTAAGTCACCCAATTCAGTGCCTTGAATTCCACCTGACACTATAATCAGTTTATCCGCAAGTAAATCCAATTCCATACTTTGCAAGTCAATGTACTCACGAGGAACCAAATGACGATGAACGGTTGTCTTCAAACACTCTGCTGCCTTATTTAACGTCACTGAGTTAGTCGTATGAGGAACAATGGACAGAATAAATGGAAGACGATTAGGGAACGCTTGAATTAAAGCAACACAAACTGAATCAAAGGTCCAGTAATCATATGCATAATCGTATCCTTGGTTTAGTGGATTTTTAGACACAACTGGGTTTCCATTCTCATCTGCATAGAGATGAACTTCTAATAATCGTCGACCCGATTGAATCACACTGTCTGCGTCTTCGTAGATACCTCCTCGCACAACGTAATCACACAATCGTTTAGAAATGGAAGGTAGTTTTACTTCTTCATCGGTTATTTCAGTCCACGCTACATATCCTACAAGTCCCAAAAGAGAAAGGGCAAGTACAGTCTCCATATCTTTCTACTCGGATGTGTTTTTTGGAATTTTAAACAAGAGACCACGGAACCCATTGATTACGTCATCTGGAATTCGCTCTTTCATAGGAATTTCCATTAAACACGCTTGGTGGAAATACAAACAATACATTCCACATTCAGAATCCTTGAATTGATGACGTGTGGCATTAAAGGTCATCTTCATAGGTTTAGATTTGCCAGTAGCGTCCCATTGAGACTTCCATCGTCGCATTAACTTTTTGATTTCAGGTTCGGGTTGGTGAGCATAGGAATCAAAATAGGTGATGCGTGGATACTCTAATTGCGGACGAATATCACAAAATAAGGCAATCCAATGTTCTCCTGGACCATCGTGTGGATCTGTATTGAAAACAATACCAATCTGATCATATTTCTCTGAGAGTTTGACAAGATTCATGGAACATAATGCACTTACAATACATTGATTGGTTTCGGATTTCAAATCAAAGTCAATCGGAATACATCCTACGAAAAAGTATTTGGGAAACAAGTTTGTAAAGTTCTTTTCAACCCGATCAATGTCATCGGACGATAACCATTCATATCGGTTCACAGACCATTCTTTGGGTGCCTTGGGTCTTTTCATAAGCGATGTGACAATACACTCTGCAGATCCTGTCACACATTGATCTTGAAGACGATGTTGAATATTCGTCCACATTTCTTCAGAGGTTCCTTTTGGAACGGGGGATTCCTTGGGATGTTCTTTGTTATACACTACACGGAGTCGTTCAATTTCTTCAACATCCAACCAAGACATTCCTTGTTTAAAATGGAATACTATTAAGTTAAGACAGACTACTTCATATATCATGGAAGCACTTAAACCCATTCTCTCAGAGTATGCAGACATTACCCGTAAACTTAATGAAGTCAACGCACGCGCTTCCGAACTTCGCGATGACCGCAGAACGGTTGAACTAGACTTGGCAGCATTATACGCTACCTCTCGTGAGACCTTACCTGACAAGATTAATCTTGCGACTTCAGGTATGACCTTTGCTGTTAAATATCCAAATCAGTGGAAAAAAGGTTGGACGCTTTCCAAAAAGGAATTGAAAGCGTATTTAGATGAATTGATTCCTCAAAAAAGTGAAGAGTTGATGCTTGAAATTGTTAAACGACAAGAGGAGAAGATGGTGGAAAGTGATTACGGTTTTGAGCTTAAAGTTGCGACAAAGCGAGATTGAGAGTCATTCTTAAGACTTTCTTCAATCTCCCTTAGGGTCTGCTGAATTTCTGCGAGTTGTTGTTTAGCTTGGTCCAAACTTTGATGGGGAAGGAACCCTTTTTGGATACGCGAAATCGTGCACACTAACGAACCATTCGTGCTCAAGAGACGGGTAGCCAAGGTATGCAAAGGCTTCACCATCAACGTGATATGATACTCAACAACACAATATTTTTAAATCCCATCATCTTCTCGCTGAAGGAAGTAGGCGTGGAGTTTTTCAGAGATTCCGCGAACACTGAATTCCAATACACCTTGCCAGTTAGGACGAAGGATTGTTCTCACATCTCGGATTCCATCTAAGATTGCATGACGATCGACATATCTGCGATTCACATGAGTGCCGTGCCATAAGTGATACACAGAACCCGATGTACATGCAATACGAGGTTTTGGAAGACTGGAGAACTCTTTGAATGCAGGAACTAAAGCAGTTTTGAGATAGGTTGTTGGAAACTTAACATCTAACCATGCTGCAGCAGAAAGTGTATCTCCACTTCCTGTGATTCCATATTCAAAGAATCCTACTTTGCGAAACCATCTGCGACGGAACGCCCACGCAAATCCTGGATGAAACTTATGATCAAAGTTTTGTTTACGGTCCATGTAGAGAACCGATGACCGTTCTTGCATGATTTTGGTATACGTAATGTCCATCCACACTGCAGATGTAAAGGGTTGAACTACATCGTTTTTGTTCAAGGCGTCTGAGACTTCACAATACCAGTGAGGATTGCCAAAGATGATATCGGCATCCAAGAACAAGACTTTGGAAAACCACCACGGAATCCTAGATTCAAGAATGGTGCAGAGATTCTCCTTGTGAAAGAGGATGGATTTACTCCAGACATGAAACGCATCGGCAATCTCGGGTTCTTGTTTATCAAACACCAACTCCAAAGTGTAATAGGGAATATTTGCAAGTTTGAGTTTTTCAATTGTGTAGAAGTAGTTCATCACCATACGTTTGGACTTTGCAGGGTTGAAGAAGACAAATCCGACTGCCATATCACGTTTCCATGGAGTATTATACCTTACATTTGCAAGTTCAATAGGTTTAGCGGTTTCTTGTTTGGGTAAAGGATCTGGTTCTTCTGTGTATGTCATAGACTGAGCGCTTCCCATTGTGTAGAAAAACGGATAAAAGATTGGATAGAAACTACAAGACATAATGACAGATGTCTACTCACCTTACAACGCCCGTAACCGATTCTTCACAGAGAAGGATATCCACCGTATTTTACACCGCCATGGTTTACCTCATTATCGTGTTTCAAATGCAAGAATCTTCCAGACCGCGATGGTTCATACAACCTATGTCAAACGATCTGAATATACTACACCCGATGGACGACCGGCGTCTCTTGCTCCGTGTCCCTCTGGTGTCATGCCCCTCCAAGATGAATCGTACGAATGTCTCGAGTTTGAAGGAGATTCCGTGCTTGGAGTATGTGTTGCAACCTATCTACGACGTAAGTACCCTGACAAAAAGCAGGGTTTTCTCACAGACGCTCGCAAGGAACTTGTTAACAACGAGCGAATCGGAGCTTTATGCCAAAAAGTCGGACTGGATACATTCTATGTCATTTCTAGGCACAACGAGGAGTCTGTGGCTATTAATGGACGACGAAATATACAGAAACTGGGAGACATATTTGAAGCTTTTATTGGTGCGCTATGGACAGATTGTGGAAACCGATTTAACATTGTCTACTCATTCGTCACCAACGTTCTGGAAGCCTATTTGGACATCCAGGATGTTGTCACTACTATCACCAACTACAAGGATATCTTTCAGAAGTATTGCCAGCGTGAGTTTGCGACAACTCCTACGTATACTATGATAGAGTCCAATGACGCTTTGATTCGGGTCACAATTGTTCTCAAAGGAAAAACGTTAAAAGAAACGGGTGAAGGAACGACTCGTAAGAAAGCAGAACAAATGGCTGCTAAACAAGCGCTTGAAGGATTCGGTGTTACTTTCGCTTCTGCGTAGTGACTCTAGCGTTTCGTCCACATTTGAACCGTTTGAGTGTTCGCCCTCGTGTCCATAATACAGACTTAACACAGACCGCGATGGGTCCTTTTTCATTGCGAAAGGTCTTCCTAACTTTCTTAATACACTTGCAAAACCTTCTTGTTTGATTAAGTCGTGCCATTGTGTCAAACTCAGAAGAATATATCCTCGCAAAGAATAAACATAATGGGCGGTGGTCTTCTACAACTCGTTGCTTATGGTGCTCAGGATGCGTATATCACTGGAAATCCTCACATTACCTTCTGGAAGGTTCTCTACAAGCGTCATACGAACTTTGCAATGGAGGCGTTCCGTGTGAACTTCACGGGTGCACCTCAGTATGGTCAACGTGTGGTTGCAGTCATCAATCGAAATGCGGACTTGATGTACAAGACCTACTTGGAGGTCCAACTCCCAGACACATATAGTGCAGCAGATGGTTCAGGTGTCAAGTGGACTGGTGCTTATGAACGTCGTCTTGGATACCAACTCCTCAAGAAGATTGAGGTTGAGATTGGTGGACAGATCATTGACACTCACTACGGTGAATGGTTGTTCTTATGGGAGAACTTGACCTCTGGATTTGACAACTCTGTCAAGTTAGACAGCATGACAGGTGGTTACCTTGGAGGCACGGAGACCAGCGCAGTGTCTTGCGGAGGTCGCCCAGCAGTCTTGTATATCCCTCTTCAGTTCTGGTTCTGCCGAAACCCAGGTCTTGCATTGCCCTTGATTGCCCTCCAATACCACGAGGTCCGCATCAATGTTACATTGAACCCTGCAACTGATTTAGTGTCTGGAACTCCTGGAACTGCTGGAAGTGTTTCAACTGCAGCATCAAAGTTGCCTCAATTGAAGGACATGTCACTCTATGTAGACTATGTCTATTTGGATGTCGATGAGCGTCGCCGATTTGCTCAACAGTCTCATGAGTATTTGATTGACCAACTTCAGTTCGGTCTTCAACAGACACTCACAACATCAAGCGCCCGAATTGACTTGACGTTGAATCACCCTGTTAAGGAATTGGTGTGGGTCTTTCAGGACGCCCGCAAGACAGACTGTGGTTCTGACTTGACCAAGAACATGGGATTCACTCAACCTTTCAGTTACGATGATATTGTCAATCGCGCCCGTCTTCAAATCAACGGTCAAGATCGATTTGACGAGCGATATGGTGATTATTTCTGGAAGGTTCAACCTTACCAACACCACTCAGGAGGTGCTTTCTGGCCAACTCGTGCACAAGTGACAGCACCAACAGCATCAACAGTAACATCTACATGTAGTGTTGTTGGAGACGTACTCACTTCAGGCGCTGTATCTGCAGGAACAAACTCACCACCACCTTACATAGTTGAGGGTGCAATTGTTTCAGGAACAGGTATTGCTCCAGGAACTATTATTTCTGCGTTTGGAACGGGTTCGGGTGGTGAAGGAACCTATCAGCTCAGCGAACCTGCTACTATAAATGGTACAGGTCTAAGCATTACATTCACGCTGCCTAACGTCAATTATGCTCCTCACAGCAACCCAATCAACGTGTATTCATTCGCACTCCAACCTGAGGAACATCAACCAAGTGGAACCTGTAACTTCTCACGCATTGACACAACCACCCTTGTGTTCGACAGTGTCTCAACCTCAGGTATTGCAAAACCCACTAAGACAACACCCTTCAACTTCCGTATGTATGCAGTGAACTACAACATCTTCCGAGTCATGTCTGGAATGGGTGGACTTGCCTACAGTAACTAAGTCCTTAAGGTCTTGAATGATTTCAATTTATCTACAAAGAATATCATTAGTAATTAAATGGCTAGACATTGTCATTCATCTATGTACAATTCACTAATTGAAATGGGAATGGATGATCGTTGGTCAAGATATAGGGGTGGTGGGTATACTGAAGCACATCAAGTTGGACCGTATAAAGTTGAGATTGCAGATGAGGGGGTTGATACACGCATCTTGCTTTGGAACCCATTGAAACCATGTGTATCTATGGTTATTGAAAAACAAAGCAAAGAAGCAGTACTTGATTTAGTAGAATATGATGCGGATTGCGCAACCCCTCAAATGACTCGTGATATGATCCACTTTGGATTAGACCTGCTAAAACAACAAGGTGCAATCAAAGTTCAACTGACAGATAAATCACGAGTACGATGTGGAACAAGTAAAGTTAGATTAGGTCTGATGTATTTTTTAAAATACGGACAAACATGGTATGAAAAGTATTTTGGGTTTTATCCAAGTCCTGAATATATAGATCAATATGAGAAACTTAAGAATAGACGATTAGAACTTGATATAGATTTCATTGCAAAACAACCGTGTGAGTATTTCACAGACGATGTTCTTCAAGATATTCTTTCTAGAATTGGTTACAAGTTTTTACAATCAATCATTTGGGAAAAAGAGTTATAATATAATGATCAAGTTGATAGTCGTTTGCTTAATTCTTTGTATTGCTTGGATCTTGATGAATCCTAAAAAAAGTTTCCGAAAAGAGGAACCTACTACACGTTTGTATTCGGAAGGCACCCGTGAAGTCCTAAGGTCTGTTGGATCATTATCGGCGCCAGATGACCCTTCCCAGGGCATTTTGCGTGGTCATGACCAAGGACATGACCGATTTCGTGCGAGATAACATACTGACGATATCCATTCAAATCTTGACCGCTCTTTGCAGAACCATGTTTCCAATTCTCTACATTAATTCTTAATTCCTTTCCTCCTAACTCTGCGCACGATAAGGTGTCATCACATCCTACCTTGCGAAGACCTGCTTTTGATGAAAGATGAATCACAACTTGAGGATTCCTCTTTACTTGAAAAAAACGATACCCTTTAGACTCCCATCCATTTGGATCCGCTAAGCAGATCGCTACATCGGTTGCAAAGTCTTTCAAAGAAAAATCCACATCTGGATCTACGACCACACTATAGGTGATACGCTTCATTGATTTCACGTGTGATTTTTAATTCAATTGTAGATGCTTCATCAGAGTATTCATGATCAATGATTTGGTAGAGTAGTTGATTCCCTTTTCTTCTAATACACACGCTATGATACCACCATCTTCATATATGATTTCAATTAACATGTCAACTTCTTGCGTTTGAGTTAATCGTATGACCCATCTATGCGGTTCTTGTTTGATTTCATACTTCATGTCGGGAAAGTTTAGTTCATTCAATGTTGTTAAAAGTACTTGCTCCATCTTAGTCTACCTTCTTCAGTTTTGGAAAAAATCAAATCCATTTTAAAGACTAAATGTACTTTCTATTCGAAGCAGTTCTTGTTGGTTTGTTTTTGTTGCCTGTCTTCTGGGTCACTGAAAAAGCGGGATTCTCGAAATGGATCACGGTGTTCCTTGCAGGTGCGTTATTCCATATCACTGCAGAGTTGACTGGAATTAATCACGCCTATGTTCTGACAAAGCACTAGTGAGTTCATCATAGGTCCCATAACCGTATCCACATAAATGTCCTATAAATCGTTCACGTTTGAAGGGTATGAACTCAGTTCCTTCAATTATTTTTTCAAAGAGAGTGAATGCATCCACTACTGAAACAAAGATAGGTTTAACATCCGTCCAATGATTTTGAGGAAGAACATAATGAATACGTTTGAGTGAGTCATCGTCAAATGGCACACTCAACTGGATGAGTTTGTCTAACAGAGTGATTGAGATTGTTTTAGATAGGTACGCCATTGTATTTGACTTCAATGGTTTGGCAAACTCAAATCTGTTTTAACAGATGTCTTGCAACATGTTCTACGACATTGACATTCACCGAGTTTCCTAGTTGACGATATGCGATTGCATCCTTTTCTGGAAGAACATGATCTTCTGGGAAACTTTGAAGACGAGCACATTCGCGAGGTGTAATGTATCTTGCTTTGGATCCTACAATTGAAGTCTGAACAATCGCGACCAAAGTTGGAAAGTCGGTTGCATTCTTGACTCGGATTCCAGATTGTCGTAATTGAATGTAGTGATTGTCAAGAACCTTGTCGGTCGGTTTCATAACACCTGCTTGCCATTCAAGTTTCGCATAGACCTTGCGTTTTTCAAGAACCTCCTTGTGTTTTTCCATCCATGCATCCCAGATAGGTTTATGTGCTTCGTAGAGTTTCTTGTTCTTAGTGATGTACGTCTTCTTCCACTTGGCAATTCCTGCAGCATCTGGGTCTTCCTTAAAATACTCAAGAATGATTGGGACACCTAATGCAGTTCCTGCTAGAACTGGAATCATTTCATCCCATGCTTCGCAGACTTGTTTGAATTCAGGTTTGATGTTGTATTTTGTTTCAACCTTCTTCTCTAAGATGACGACCTTTTCCTTCACAGGTTCTGGTGGAAGTGTGATTAAACCAATATCCTTTCGGACTCCCATGAAATACACACGTTCGCGTTTCTGCGGAACTCCAAACATATGTGGACTTAGAACTACATGCTTCATATCGTATCCAAGATCATCAAAGACTTTGAGAATGGTTTCAAAGACAGCACCTTTCTGAACCTTGAGAATATGCTTGACGTTCTCAAGAAGTAAGTATCGTGGTCTCTTTGCCTCTACAATCCTTGCGATTTGGTAGAAGAGCGTTCCTCGTGTATCTTCAAGTGCACCTCTGCGACCTGCATTTGAGAACGGTTGACAAGGGAATCCACCACAGAGAACATCATGATCAGGAATGTCTTCTGCTTTCAATTGATAGATATCACCGAACGGTCTCATTCCAAAGTTTTGCTCATATGAATCTTGACAGTTTTTGTCAATATCGGATGCAAGAACACATTCACCTCCTAACTTCTCTAGAGCACGATGAAATCCACCCATTCCACAGAAAAGGTCTACAAATTTGAAAGGCATGTAAAAAGAGTTGTATTAAAGAAGTGAATATCCATTTTGAAGTTAAGCGAGATGTACTACATGTGAATCGTGAACTTGAAACTGCATAGACCCTGAATGAACATTTCCCTTACCGCGAATCTCAACACGGTAGTTTTTCAAGACTCCACCTTCTTCTACTACAAGTTTGTAAAACATCTTTGCACATGCACCCGTGTAAAGACTCTCATCTTCAGTAAAGGATACAAACCTTGCAGAATCAGGACCTAGTTGTTTGAGTGAGACTCCATCAAATTCCCAAATCTTCACAGGACACTCTAGGCAGAAGAGATGTTTCATTAATTGGTTTGTAATGTTTTCATCTGATGCAATGACCTCGCGGATTACACTAAAGTATGGATTATTACGATCATAAAATAGTGCATTGACTTGGTGTCGATTCTCATTTAAGTGTTTAGGAAATCCATTCTCAGTAAGAAACTCCTTGCGAATTCTTTTAACTCGATTACCTGTATCCTTTTGCATCATGCTCTCCACGCTGAAGTTTGTCTTTGTAGCGTTGGTTGTTGCTTTTACTGAGATGCCCATTAATCTTCCATCTTCCATCTCCAACCATATATCTCCCTTTGCCGTCTTTCGATCAACTCCTACTAATGCAGTATGGTCAAACCGTGTCTTTTCCAGAGCAATTACCCGTATACAATTCTCCCATTCAGGAGATCGCAGTTCATTGAATCTATTTATTAGCGGTTGTAGATTCCCTTGTGTCAAGAGATTTGCTCTAAATTGTGGAAACTTTGGACAATGTAACCATGAAGGACATTCTTCAACTGTCTTTGGGTCTACTCCAGGTAGTTTAATCAATAATGCATATGCGAGTTCAAGAGGATTACAATCTGCATTTCTTCTGGGCATTCTTGTCTTTAGTTCTTCAGGATTTGTGTGTTCGTTTTTCAACCAGCGGTTGCCTCAGTGTTATGTAGGACTTGCCACCCACTTTCCTGACCCAACTAAATCCGTTTTCCGGATCGTCCAAAATGGATTTGATCTGCCCAACGAAACTCATCCCAAGTCCTACATACGATATACTGTGTGAGGCGTGCGTACATACGATACAATGTTACAATTAATTCCCTATAGCGTTACGATGAGAAAGTTAGGATACGTCTTGGACACGTCGATTCGTGGATTCATGCGTAGTCAGTGGGTGCCCAAGGGGGCAATCAAGAAGCAGAAGGTTATGAACGAAAAGGTTGACCGGGTCGTTCATATCTTTGAGACGTTCGCGAAGGTTGTCTCGCGAAAGTGGAGAGTCTTGTTGGACAAGCGTGCAGAGATGCGCAGACTCAGGTCCATCGTGCTGCCCATGTTACAGACGGTTGGACCATATGAACACTGGGGCAATATTGTCTACGAGGAAGACATTCGACAGAAAAGGATTCAGAACGACATTCAACAGGCGTACTTTGATCGCCTCGTTGCGATGCCCGATGCAGAGTGGGTTGCCCACACTCAGCGCGTCTTCCGGCAGATCTACATCAATCGCGAGGAGATTCAACCTTGGATTGCCATTGCAAACATGATCAACCGTCGTCGCTTGGAAGCGCGCATGGCAATCAATGAAAACAAAGCAGTCTGGACAGAAATCAAACCAAAACGTAAGATCCGTTCGGGACGATTTGGAGCATTGGAGGATATCGATGAATAACAATTGACACAAATCTGAAACTAATTTACAACTCACCTAAAACAAAAACAAAACAAAAAGAGTTTTTACTTTCGACTTTGAACA